AGTCGACGGCCGAGCCGACGGCCGAGCGGACGGCCGAGTCGACGGCCGAGCCGACGGCCGAGTAGACGGCCGAGCGGACGGCCGAGTCGACGGCCGAGTAGACGGCCGAGCCGACGGCCGAGTCGACGGCCGAGCCGACGGCCGAGTCGACGGCCGAGCGGACGGCCGAGCCGACGGCCGAGCGGACGGCCGAGTCGACGGCCGAGCGGACGGCCGAGTCGACGGCCGAGTCGACGGCCGCTGGCGCGGGCCCGACGCGCTTCGCGAGCCACGCGACGATCTCCGGGTTCTTCCTCCACTCGATCGCGATGGCTGCCGCCGGCGCCGCGAACGCGAGCGCGAGCGGCGACGGGACCCAGACGACGCGCTTCGGCGGCTCGAGACCCGCGGCGCGGTAGCAGTCGGCGACGTGCCGCTCGAAGGCGGGGCGGTCGGCTGGACCGGTGCGTAGGCCGATCGATATCCAACGATCTCGCCACTCCGGCATCCGCGCCTTCTCGGCGTCTGTCAGGGAGTCGATGCGCGTGCGCTTCGCGGGAAGGTTAGTCTTGCGCATTGACCACATCCTCTTCGTGGTACTCCCTCTGACGAATCGCCTCGTAGGACCCTGGCGCCAGCTTCACCGGCGAGTGCCGCGCCGGCGTGATGGGAGCGCCGCGATCGCTCGTCACCTCGAGCAGCGCCCCGCCGCGCGCGGAGATCTCCAGCATTCGCGCCGAGCCGCGCTGGAAGAGTTTGCAGCCGCGGGCGGCGAGCTGGTGGCGATGCCCCGAGCTTTCCCCGTAGGCCAGGACTACGGCGCCGTGCTCGCGGGGGATCTCCTTGCCCTTGTCGGTGGGGGAAACGGGCAGGCGGACCAACGCGATATCGCCCTGGCGCACGACGTCGCCCGGCCTCATCTGCATCGGCTTCATCGCGACTCCTGCTCCGGCGCCGCCACCGGCTCGCCCAGCTTGGCCTTCGCCATGCGCGCTCGGAAGTTGGCCTGCGCGGCTCGGCCCCCGAGGCGACCTGCGGCGCGGGCTTCCTCCGAGGTGAACTCGTGGGCGACGCCGGATGCGTGGGCGGCGAGGCCGCCTTTGCGGGCGATCTCAGAGCGGAGCTTGGGGTCGATGGCGGCGAAGCCGCGAGGCTTGCGGGTGGGGGTTGATGGGGACTGCTGGGTTGTCGGGGGCATGGGGGTCTCCTGGTTTCGTTGAGGTACTGGGCGGATGCGCACGCTTGCGCACACGGTTTTACTGGCGTAGTAGTTGGGCATGCCTCGCGCCTACGCCGCACGAAGCCTTTTCGCCTTCACCTTCTCGTCCCTGGTCATCCACGCCTCGGTCGGAATGCCAGCGATGCGCAGGAGCGCCAGGCGCAGATCGTGCGAGTGGGGGCGCCGAAAGCCGATCGTCCAGAAGTGGACGGTGTTCTTGTGCACCCCAAGAACCGTGGACAATCCGACCTGGGTCCAGGACCCATCCCCATCCGCCTGGGCCGCGAAGAAGGCCCGCAGAAGCTTGGCCCCAGCCGTGTTCGCGAACCGACGGTGGTACTCGTCCATGGACTTTCGTATTACGCCCGTAGGCGTGAACGTGCAATGGGAAAATGCGAACCGGCCGTGTCGGGGGCCGTTTTCCGCATGAAACACCGACTCGATGGCCACCGGACGCTTACGCTTCTAGGCGTAGCCCCGCCTGATAGTGTCGGCCAAGTGTCAGCCCGTGCCCTCAATCAAGTCGAAGCCGAACGTGTCCGGGATCGCATCGTGGACCTTCTCAATGAGAAGGGTTCCGAGAAGGCTGTGGGTGAGCACACCGGCATCTCCCAGCAGACCGTCGGCAAGATCAAGAACCGCACCGCGACGCCCGGCTACCACACGGCTACAAAGATCGCCGATGCCGATCGCGTCCCGGTAGAGGTGCTGCTCGGCGGGGCACCGCCGGATCTGTATAGGGCCATGGCCTCTCGTCGGTGGGCGGCGCACGTGATCGCCGCTGTGAGCAAAATGGCGCTGACCATCCCTCGATCGCGCAGCTACACGCCCGAAGACTGGCACGACCTTCTGAGGCGAACGGATGAGTCTCTCGCGGAAATAATCCGCGGCGGCCCACGCTCGGGTCGGTAGTCCCACCTTTTTTCGCGACGCGAGCGAAACGCGTTAGCAACACGCGGCGTGCGTGGCATGGTGCCACGCACCAAACATGGCTAGGCTCGCTTCTGGGGTGCGGGAGAGCGTCGCTGCAGACACGTTTGCTTGTGCCCTCGACAGGCATCCGTTGCGGTGGAGCGAGCCCGCGATCGCGTGCGCCGAGACGTTCGCCGATCAGGTCGCCACCATCGACGAGTGGTGCTGGTTTCTTGATCGCATCGAGGCGGCGCTGACCGGTGTGCGCCGAGACGCGCCGAGCGTTACCCGTCAGTCCGCCACCATCCCGCTGCGTTAGCCGGGGCCCGTCCCAAGAATCGACATGGGGCGGGCGCTTTATTATTGCGCGTCACTACTACGGGCGTAAGCTATCCGTTAGCTGGAGGTCACGAAGATGCCCCGTCCCGCCATCCCCCCGCCCCCGTCCCCCATCACCGAGTGCGGAGCCTGCTCCGGCTCCGGCCGCGTCCAGTACCAGCGCGACGACAGCGACTGCCCGGCCGGTCCGTCGTTCGACTGCCTGGACTGCGGCGGCTCCGGAGAGCTCGTCGACTACGACGCCCTCGCATGGGGCCCGTCGACAACGCCCGCCTGCTCCTGCTGCGGCAAAGCCGACTGGCTGCCCTGGCCGACCGTCGATGGTGCCACACGCCTCGTGTGCAACGTGTGTGGCGAGTGGACGGAGGCGCCGACCAAGACCGAGCCACCGGCTTCGGTCCACTCGACGACACCATGCGGGCCCCCGGGCGACATGGAGGTCGCGTGATCCCCTGGCTCTCCAGCCGCACCGCCCGCCTTGCGGGCTTCGCCGAGATGCGCCGCGTCTCGCTGACGCTGGGCGCTCTGACCGTTCGGCTTCCCGTTCTTCGTACCCCCGACGAGCTCGCGCGGCTTGAGAGGGTGTGGGGTGCGCGCGGGTATGCCGTGTCCTCCGAGATTGAGCTTGTCGATCCGGAGGCCGCATCATGACCCCCACCGACCGCCTCCTCGACTCCCTCTCCGATCTCCGCGCCGGAGAGAAGATGTGCAAGCGCGCCGCCGAGTGGCGCCTCTCGATCGAGAGCATCCCCGGCAGCTACGTCGTGCGCGTCATGGTCGGCGAGTGCCTCGTGGCCACCGTCGAGGACCCATGGCTCGACCGGGCGATCCGTCTGGCCAACGACGCGTTCTCGGCCTGGCGGGACGCGGCGGAAGAGACGCGGCTGGGGATGGAGCTCAGGGCGTCGGTCGGGGTGGCTCCATGAGCCCCGAAGCCCGCGCCCAGCTGCGCACCGTCCTCGACGACGTCCGCCAGCTGCTCAACGACGCGAAGCAAGAAGAGCTTCGAGATCCGGCCGAGGCGCTTCACTCAGTCGCCCTGGCTGTCGGGCACCTCGTGATGGTGATCGAGGAGCTGCTGGAGAATGGGCCATGAAGGACCGCCTGACCCAACTCGCCATTCGCGTCCTGGACGCCAAAGCCGAGCGCCGACGCGTGGCCGAGGCCCGATGCCTCATTTCGGCCGATGACGAGAGCGCCATGCTCGAGTCCGACGACGCTTGCGAGGCGGCCAGGGCCAAGCTGGAGGCGGCGCACCGGGAGTTTTTCCAGCACTGGATCGACCTCGAGATCGCCGAGGGGTTCGCGTACGACACGGTGACGCAGACTGGGGTGAGCGAATGAAGCTGTCTCTCATCTGGTGGCCCGCATGACCGCCGCGATCTCAATCCGCGGGGCGCCGCCGCTCGCCCTTCCGCCGGGCCTTCACCCGGACGTACCTGCTCACCGCTACCTCGCACGCGAGCTCGGCGTGGTCCGCAAGACGGCCCTCCAGTACATGGCGCAATCGCCCCTGCACTACTACACGTGGGCGACCTCGACCGAGGACGAGGACACGCCGTCGCTGTCGCTCGGGCGCGCCACGCACATGGCCCTGCTCGAGCCGGAGCGGTTCGCGCAGGAGTACATCATGGCCCCCGACTTCGGCCCCTGCCGCAAGACGGACGACTGCGGCTCGGAGCAGGCGAAGATCAACAAGACACGCCGCGACGAGTTCCGCAGGGTCCACGCAAATCACGAGGTTCTGTCGGGCGCCGAGGGCGCTGCGCTGATGGGCATGGTCTCCGCGATCCAGCGTCACCCCAAGGCGAGTCGCCTGCTCTCCGGCGGGCTGCCAGAGGTCACGGTGGCCTGGGCCGACAAGGAAACGGGGCTGCCGTGCCGCCTGCGAGCGGACAGGTACCGCCCGGACCTGGGCGCGGTCATCGACATCAAGTCGTGTCGAGACGCGTCACCCCGAGCCTTCGCGCGCGACGTGGCGAAGTACGGATACGGAATCCAGGATACGCACTACCGCGCGGGCTTCGGCGCCATCGGCAAGGAAGTTCGGTATTTTCTGTACATAGCCGTCGAATCGGCGCCGCCTCACGCGGTGGCGATCTACACCATGAGAGCAGTGGACATTGCCATAACGTATGGGAGAGTGCGTGAGTTGATGAGAACCATGGCCGACTGCGTGGCGACCGGTAGTTGGCCAGGCTTCTCCGATGCCATCCAGGAGCTGGAGCTACCTGTCTGGTACTAGGGGCCCACCGATGACGCCACTGGAGAGATTTTGGAACAAGGTGGACAAGAGCGGGCCCGTCCCGCCACACAGGCCCAATCTCGGACCGTGTTGGGTATGGACTGGTGCGCGCATGGGGCCAGGCTATGGCGTATTTGGTCTCAGCACTGCCAGGCCTTCCGTGAAGGCCCACAGGCTGTCGTGGGAGTGGGCATATGGCCCGATCCCGTCGGGACCCGGTTTTCACGGCACGTGCGTATGTCACAGGTGTGACAACCCGTCCTGCGTCAGGCCGGAGCAAGGGCCGACAGGCTCGCGGGGACCGCGCCGGCCTGCGCCTGCACCCCGAGAGGGCGGCCCGCGGGGACAATAATGGGGCGCGCCTGTATCCAGATCGTCTGGCCAGAGGACAACGGAATAAGCCATCTGCGCCAGACTTTGCCGCAGTCGCTACCATTCGCGCTCGATATGCCGCCGGCGGCGTGACGATGCTGGCATTGGCCACGGAGTTCGGCGTCAGCCTAGCGTCGGTCAGTCGGTACATCCGGAAAACGGTACGGGTACAAGAATAGAACAGGAGAACAGATCATGGCCACTAGCAACGCCACGAATCAGGCAATGACGCCAGCCGCAAACGGCAGCGCGCCGATCCAGGAGGCCCCGAAGTACGCGAACACGCTGCACGCGTTCCTCGAGCGACAGGACGTCAAAGCGAAGCTCGCCGAGGTTGCAGCGAAGTTCATGAAACCCGACGACCTGATCCGCCTGGCGCTCATGGCGGCTTCGCGTTCCCCGGATCTGCTCAAGTGCTCCCCAGAGAGCGTGCTCCGGTGCCTCATGGATGCAGCGGCGATGGGCATCGTCCCAGGTGGCACCAACGGACGTGGCTACCTCATCCCTCGGGCTAACAAGCACACCAAGAAGCTCGAGGCCACCTTCGACCCCGGGTGGCGCGGTTTCGAGGACATCGCCCGACGCACGGGGAAGGTCGCTCGATTCGACGCCCACGCGGTCTACGACCAAGACGAGTACCAGGTGACGCTCGGTGACAATCCGACGCTTACGCACGTCCCCAACTACGACGTCGAGGACCGAGGCGCCATCGTGGCCGGGTACGCGATCGCCATCTACGTCGATGGCGCCAAGCAGATCGAGCCTCTGTCCAAGAAGGACATCGCGAAGATCCGCGCAGCCTCCCCCGCGAGCGGGACCACCGCGGGTCCGTGGGCCAACTGGGAAGAGGAGATGGTGCGAAAGAGCGCGATCCGCCGCTTGTGCAAGCACCTGCCCGTTTACGACCCGGTCATGGAGCAGGCACTGGCCATGACGGCCGACGGGGACTTCGACGACCGCCCCGCACTGCCGAGCGCGATGACCCCCGGGGACACCGCCTCGCTCGAGGCCGCGCTCATGGGCGGCGGGGCGCACGATCCGGCCACCGGCGAGTTGGTGGAGACCAAGCCGGAGACGGCGTCCTGATGGGCGCTGGGGAGGAGATACTGCGCCGCCTCGAGATCATCGAGGCGAAGGTCGACCGGCTGCTGGCCGCCGTCCCATCGGCCGCCGCCTCCGCATCTGGCGACGCGCTGCCCGACCACCAGCTCGACAACGCGTGGGCCGACAAGGAGATCAAGAAAGACCCGAAGCGCTACTCGGGCCCGACGATGGTCGGACTTCGCTACAGCCAGGCCCCCGCTGCCTGGCACGAGGCGCAGGCGTCCTTCCTCGACTGGAAGGCGGAGCAGGGGCGCAAGGAGAACCCGGTGCGCCTGAACAACAATGGCAAGCCGTGGCACGAGGCCGACACCTTCGAGGCCAAGATCTGCCGGGCGTGGGCCCGCAGGAACTCCGGGCGGCCCATGCCGGCGCCTGCCGCACCTGGGGCGTCACATGGGGGCGACTTCGACTCGGGCGGAGAGACGCCGTTGCCGTTCTGAGCTCCCCATGATCCACCTCATCGCCTACCGCTGCCCCATCCTCGGCGTCTACGTAGACAACCTCCCAGCCTACAACGCGCGCCGCGACGCGTGGCTGTTTGCGAAGTGGTGGCGGAGGTGACCCACTACCTCCTGCGCCTCCGCCGCGGCCTCTCCAGGACCGCAGCGACATCCTACTTGCAGGGCTGGTCGTCCTTCTACCGCGGCGTCGCGCTCTGGTACGACCGCGCCCACGCGTTCGCGATGTCCCGCAGCGACGCATTCCGCACGGCGCGCATGTGGGGCCCGGACTGGCGCGAGGTGGTGCGGGTTGTGCGGGTGGGAAGGAGGCGGGGGTGATGCCGTGGCCTGATGTGGTGCTGTTTCTCGCGGTGCTCTCTTTCATCGGATGGGCCATCTGGTATTCGGGACAGCCATGATCTCCCCCACCCAACTCGCGGCCATTCGAGAGCGAGAGCAGAGGGCGACGCCGGGGCCGTGGACGTCAGGCGGAGCATACGTTCATGCGACGATGAAGTGCCCAGGAGAGGGTGAGTGCCCATTCGAGGACTGCGAACTGGACGAGCCAGAGCACGAATTCGTCATCGCTACCTGCGAGCAGGACTATGAGGCGGACCGGGACATCGACGGGCCGTTCATCGCCCACGCCCGCACCGACATCCCCGCCCTTATCGCCGCGCTCGAGGAGCAGGCGAGGGAGCTGCGCGAGCTGGACGTACCGTTGCCGGTGGTCGAACTCACGAAGCTTCGCGATGAAGTTCGTGCGGATCAGGACAGGCTGTCAGTCACACTGGCGATGGCGTTCGACCTTGGAGTCAAGGCAGCCCGCGCCGCGCTGGCGGGAGGAGAGGAAGGATGACCATCGACGATCTTCGAGAGCACGTACTGACTACCGGCTGCCGCTGCACGAGCGAGGCTTGCAGTGCGTCGGTCGCAACGAGAACTCTGATTGCTGCGCTGGATGTGGTCGAGGCTGCGGAGCGCTATCGGAACGCCGACGCACCGTTTCCCGATGTGGAGCTCGACGCCTTCGACGCGGCGATTCAAGGATCGGCCCGATGACCGCTGATCTGCGGAAGATGGCGCCGCCCGAAGGTGTGGAGATCGTCTACGAACGTGACCAATGGCGATTCAAGTCCGCATGGGCGACCGGTCGACTGCTCAACCCGGAGGGACCGACGTACGTGCGATCCGACATCCACGAAGCTTCGCTGGCCCGAGCCGCGGACCTCGACAAGGAGCTCGACGACGTCTGCAAGACGCTTCGTGCTGGCGAAGAGACCGCGTACGAGGCCGCCCATCGCGTAGTGACCGACCGCGACGACCTGCTCGCGGCGCTGCGGAACCTGACGCGGATCCACACGAGCAGGGAAGCGGACGAGCTGCTGGCGAGACTCGATCCGCGTCGGGAGGCGGGGAGGCGATAATGCGCGCCCTCAGCGGAACCTCAAAGGATGGCAAGCATACGTGGGCGCTTTGCACCTACTGCGAGGATGACGGATTAGTGCGTTGCGGTGGGCTGCCGCCGCTAGAGTGCCCGATCTGCTTCGGGTCGAAGCACGACTACCGGAGCGAGGAACGCAGGGCGAAGGATTCTGCATAATGCGCGCCACGTGCAGCCATTCCGGCCCCAAGAATCGACCATGACGCACTTGACGTGTGGCTACACTGCGGCTACAGTACAGGTATGAGCAATTCAAGCCTGCACCATACCGACTGCGTCGAAACCCCGTGCACGTGCGGAGGTTCGTGGCCTCGACCGATCCTCAAGATCGGAATGCGCGTACACCTGACAAGGAGCTACACCAGGGGCCGCGACATGGAGTCGTTTCTGGCCGGGGAGCGAGGGACGGTATCTGCCATCGATGGGCCGGATACGGCTCTCGTGCGCATGGATGAGGACGACATGGAATACCCCCTGCCGCAGAAGATCCTCGCGCCCAGCGGTACCCGTCGATGAGCCAGCTCGCCTACATGACCAAGCGCGGAGCCGGGGTCGTCCTGCAAGGGACGGCCGCGGAGCTCGGCACCCGGATGATGCGCCTGCGGGCGAGCGCCACTCTTCGCAGCGACCACGGTGCCATCATCGGCGAAGTGCGCGAGTGCGAGGGGGAATGTGATGCGCCTTGCCCTGGCAAGGGTTGGCACTGCTTCTACGACCCGACGGGCGACAACGTGCGCCCGGAGCCCGAGGACGATGACGAAGCGTAGGCGCCCACTCGTCCACATCTCCCTCTCGCCCGACGCCATCGCGCGCCTGGACGAGATGGCAACGCGGTGCGGCGAGACCCGCAGCGGCATGGTCGAAAAGCTCGTGCGCGAGACCGAGATGCCGAGGCCACGCACGGGCTATGCCACACGGAAGCCGGATTCAGCATAATGCGCGCGAATGTTCAGGAGGAACGGACGATGCAAACAGAAACATGGTACTTCGTGACGCGAAACTTCAAGTGGCAGTCACACGGTCAGATCCACACGCACAAGGACTATCTGGTCGGCGTGCGGTACCCGGTCATCAGTGATGGTCCGTACTGCGGACCGAACCCAGAGATGATTACGTGGGTGCCGGAGCCGGAGAATGCCTCGCGGTGGGATACGGAGTGGGGCGCGTCGGTGGCAGCACGCGCAACCCGCGACACCGAGGCGAAGGTGGAGAAGAGGACGGTCACTGTAGAGAAGATCGCCGCATAACACTGCGCGCGAAGGAGGATGAGACGATGGGGACGGAGCCAAACAAGTTCGGAGATACGTTCCACGCGCATCTCGGCGTCTGCGAGCAGTGCGCGGATCACCCGTTCGACCTTTGCCCCACTGGCGCCCTTTTGCTCCGGTCCTCTGCGACAGAAGCTATGGTGAAGGGAGAGACCTTCGCCGAATGGTCTACGGGTCAGCGGCACTGCCGCCAGTTCGGCCGAGGGTGCAGACTTCTACAGGAAGGCGGCACGTGCGTGTGCACGTGTTCAAGATGTACCAAGTAACCCTGCTGCCGCAGAAGGGCCGGAAGGCCATTGCCGTCATGCCCGACGGTGGGTGGGAAGGCAGCACATTCCCGTGACTGCACTGCGCGCGATGTTCGGACGAACGAAGGAGATCCTCAGTGAGGGCAAGAAGGGACCGATGAGCAAGCGACCGACGTGCGATACCCCTGGATGCGGGAGGCCGATACCGAAGGGCGGCGAGGGTCACCCGGAGATATGCCCGGTGTGTCTCGCCGCTCTCCAGATGCATCGGGGTTCATGGGAGGTGTCGGAGCCGGTCCCCATCCGGCTCGAATGTCCCGCGTGCGGCGAGCTTCACGTAGACGAAGGCGAGTTCGCCACGAAGCCGCACCACACGCACGCCTGTCAGTCGTGCGGCGCCGTTTGGCGACCTGCAGTGATAGCGACCGTGGGAGTGCGGTTCCTCCCAGGATTCAAGAACACGTAGACAAGGCCCCCGCGCCACACTGCGCGCCATCTGAAAGGAGACCTCGATGCCGGAGCAAGAGAGATGGGAGGCGGCGCTTGAGGACAAGCTATGCGGGTCGACTCCGGACGAGGTGCGTTACGTCGTCCGTCGGCTTCGTGGGTGGCTGGTCGGGTACTGTGCCAAGTGCGGCCTGTACTCCGACCTCCACAAGGGTCCGCCGAGATGTGCGTGCTTCAAGGAGATTGAGGTCGGTTAGGCCGCGCCCCACTGCGCGCGAGGCGCTATGGCTAGGCGTCCCCGGACGAGAAAAAGCCCCGGCGGCCGAAGCCACCAGGGCGGTAGAGGTGCCCCCGAAACGCCGCAGCGCAGGAGGTCGCGCGACGAGTCGGGGGCGAAGGAAGTGCTGTGGGGGCCTAAGCCACTTCGTCTGGCGGCTCGGGCGGCGGGATCACTGGGATCTCGTCGGCGGCCTGGAGGATGGCGGCTTGGGCGAGGGCAGCGGTGCCGCTCCCAACGGTGAGCGCGTGTAGCTCCTCGAGCGTCCCGTTGAAGACATCGCAGTCGACCGGGACGCCGCTCCAGAGTGACTGCGTGCCGCCGGACGACTGCCAGAAGCGCCAGGAGCCTCCCCACGGGGCGATCGACGCCGGGGCCTCCCCAGCCCCAGGCCACCTGTCCGGGTGCGTATACGAGGCCGCCCAGAGCGGGTACTTGGCGAACGCGGGCTCGCTGGCCAGGCCGACGTGGGTCGCCCAATCGGGATAGGTGTACACCGTCGGCAGACGGCCCCACAGCGTGGTCGCGGCGTCGAGGTAGGCCAGAAGCCACGCGCGGATCTGTGGCGCGCTGCAGCCCCACCGGTTCCAGTCGGCGGGCTCGGGCCACTCACAGTCCAGCATCGGGCCGAGCTCCCCGTCGTGAGAGCCGAAACCCCTGCACAGGTCGAAGTGGTACTTGGCCTGGTCGGCCGGGTCCCGGTTGGCCTTCGTGGTGTCCGGCGGCAGGGGGAACGCCACGTGGTAGGCGCCCACGATGAGGCCAGCGGCCTGGGCGCCGGCGACGTTCTTGGCGAACATCGGATCGGGGCCGGGGGCGTTGCCCGAGGCGCCCTTGACGATCGCGAAGCTGCAGCCGGCGGCGGCGACCTTCTCCCAGGGCACGTCGCGCTGGATCGAAGAGACGTCAATACCTCGGAGCATCAACCCTCACCGTTGTCGTACGAGTCCAGCCGCGTCTCGCTGACGCGGCCCTGCTCGCGCTGGTGCCAGGCTGCGAAGGTTCCACGTGACACAAACCGCGTGGAGTTGCAGCAGGCACACGCCGGCTTGTCCCACGTCGGCGCGCACGCGGGACACCGCAACTCGTGCAGACCGGCGAGGGCCGCCGCGATCTCCTCTTTCATCATCGGCACGGTGTCGGCAGACTCGTACCGTCTCGGCTGCGGGGTGTTGGCCATTGCTAGATTTCCAAAAACGCCCAGCTTACGTGGGCGGGTACGTTCGCCAGTTGAAGCTCGAGCCGCGCCAGGTCTCGGTGGATGACGGCCGACTCCACGAACCACGTGGCGAGTTCGGAGTCCAGCGGCCGGATGTGCAGCCCCCCGGCATACGGCTTGCGGAATCGCACCGGGAACTCGACGGTGTGGCGAACGGACTCGGCTTCTTTGATCGACGCGCGGATGGTGCGGCCGTCGGTCAGGAGGAAAAAGGTGTTAGCCAGCGTTAGCTCTGCCGCGAAATTCAGGACGTGGCGGCTCACTTGCGCTTCGCCCCCGGGCGCTTGCGAATGACAACGTGCTCGGTGCCGTTGCCCGTGTTCGAGTCGAACTTGGCGGCGAACTCCACAGCCTCCACGGCGGTCTTGCCGAACGCCATGGCAGCTCGGGCGAAGTCGCCGCCGGAGCCCACGGCGAATTGCGGATCCATCACGCGCACGAGCGTCGGGCGGGCGCCCTCGACGATGAATAGATGGCCCGTCCGCGCCTCCACCGCGAGGCCGTGCTGACCGGGAGCGGATAGCTCGGGGCGCTCGTCGGGCTTCGCGCCACCGGACAGCCACTCCTTGCACATCTCGGCGTCGGCCGCGCCGCCGGCGTCGCCGTACCAGAAGCGGCCGCACTTGTGGATCTTGCTGCAGGCGGTGAATCCGTTGCCGGTGTCCATGCGCCGGTCGGCGGCGAGGGTGGCGCCGTCCCACGCGAGCGTGGTCACTTGCTCACCGCCGCTAATTCCGCGATGGCTGAATAGATTAGGAGATCCTGGATCTCGTAGGCGCGCTCCGTTCGCCAGTCACGCCCGTCCTTCGGGTTGAGCAGGCCGTAACGCTGCTGCCCCACGAACAGTCGCCGCGCGAGCACGAGCAGCACTTCCCGCTCGTTGGGACCCAGGGCCGCCACGGTCTTGGCGATCTCGATCGTGACGTCGGACTCGTTCGGCATGGGCCGCGCCTCCTACTTCCTGACCCCCAGAGCCGTCCCCACGAACGCGCCGAGCAGTGCGGGCGCTATCATCCGATGGTCCCCGACGTACGCGACCACCGAGAGCGCCGTCAGGGCGTAGAGCGCCACCGACCAGCAGGCGGCCGACCAGCGACGGCCTCCCGAGGCGTGGCTCACGCAGCGCACCCAGCAGACGTCGCTCGTGGTTACCGCGACGAAGACGATGAGCGCGCGCAGAAGCATCAGAGTTCGACTTCGCGCGGCGTCTCGGTCTCGTAGTAGCTGCGGAAGTTGATATCGACGTCGCGGACAGTTCCCTCACCTGTCAGGGCGTACCTGACCGCCCAGCCGCCGATCGTCGGCGCGCCCCCCAACGCCTTCCCGAAGCTCGAACCCCCGCCCTGGAAGGTACCGGATGAGAAGCAGTGCACGCCGCGAGACACGAAGTAGCAGGCCTGATGCCAGTGCCCGGTGAAGAGCATGTCGGGCTTCCGTCCTACGGGATACGCCTCGACGTGCTTCTGCATCCCGTACGTCAGCGCGTACGCCGGGCCCTTGAGCGGATGCCAGAGCTCTACCACGCAGCCGCGACGCTCGCCGGGGGCCTTCAGCCGGATGTACGCGCCCCGGGCCCCGAGAAGCTCGAAGTCGTTGCGCCCGCGGGCGCGCGCCATGTCGTTGAGCGCGTAGTGGACGACGAGCCCCGACTCCTTCTCGAAGGTCTCGTCGTGGTTGCCCGTGATTCCGATGTAACGAAGCCCCTTGTGCCGCGGGAGCCCCGACAGGAAGTCATCGGCCTGGTCCTTGAAGCCGTGATGTGTGAGCTCCCACCGGCCGTGCCGGTAGCAGCCGTCGAGGTTGTCGCCAGGCAGCAGGATGAGCCGGACGCCGCGCTCGTAGGCGTTGCCGATGAAGTCGAGCAGGTAGGACCGGAGGTGGTACTTGCTCCCGAAGTGCAGGTCGGACGCCACGGCGAACATGCGCGGCTCGCCTGGCTGCGAGACGACCGAGATGTCGGTGACGTCTGATGATGGCTCCGCCGGGCGCACGGCCACGGTGTCGCCGGCGAGATCGACCCCGTAGCCCGCTGCGCGCGCTTCGGCGATCGTCTCGCGCAGGCGCTTGGGAGAGACGTCGAGGTAGTCGCAGAGCGCCTCGAAGGACTTGACACGCTTGATCGCGGCCATGAGCCGATCGACGCTAGCAGCCGGTTCGACGGCTGGACGCGATGGCGGCGCAGTTGGAACGGGCGCGGGCTCGGCCTCATCCTCGAACTCGATCGGGATCGCGATCTCCGCGGCCCTAGCCGATTGCGCCGCCTCGCTCGACTCGATCCGCTTCTGGTGCTTGTGCTTCCAGCCGTGACGCAGGACGTACAATCGAGCGGTGACCCCTGACTCGCTGAACGCCCGTGGAAACAGCTTGTTGAGTTCGACCGTGACGCGAGGAACCGACAGCGTCTGGTACAGGCGCTCTAGCGCCGCGTCCTCCTCGGGTGACCACCTGCGCAACTTCATGCTGGGTCTCCTGCGTTTGGCCGCGCGCGACTACTCCGCGGCGCGATCGACAGCCCCCGCGAGCGAAGTACGCTCGGCCTGCATGCGCTCGACGGCGATCGCCAGCGCGCGCTCAGCGTCTAAGAGAGTTTTTCTCGGGAGCTGATGGACGCGCGCGTACACCCAACGCTCCGCGAGGAGCAGGACGCGACGCTCTGTCGCTGTGGGCGCGGTCAAGAGCGCTCACGCCCGGCCGAAAGCCATGCGTTGAGCACGAAGACGCCGAAGGCCGTCGTGCAGAGGAGCACCACGGCGTACCTGAAGACCGCAACAGCGATTCGATCAACCATCCTCGGTCTCCGAAAAAGCAATGATGAATACGAGAATCGCCATGCAGATCAGAATCACCGCGATGGCCCACGGGTGCTGCCGGATCATGGGTCACGCGTCCGCCTCGCACGGGTCGTAGAACGCCGGGCACACGTCTCCCGATGGCGCTGACGCCGGTGGGGCGTCAGGTGGGAGAGGGGGCGGCTTGGGCGCGCGGACCGTCAGGGTCGACGCGAAGGCGACGGCGGCCATCCAGGCGACGGCCGCGCGGATCACTCGCCAGACGGACCGGGCGTTGGGCTCCAGCCGTACACGTCGGACTCGCGGCTGGGCATGCAGACGGGCGCGCACTGGGTACCGTGGAGGTCCGGCATGCGGCAGGGGAACCGGCACGCGCTGTGATCCGGGCAATCCGGGTCCGCGTGGCACGCCTTGGGGTGCGGTGGGTAGAAGGGGCCAACGGTGCAGCCGGCCAGTAGGAGCAGCAGCCACCTCATGGGGCACCCGCATCGCAGTGGATGACCAGCGGCGTCCCGTCCGGGTTGCGAATCAGCCGTGCTTTCGTGATTGCGTCGTCGACCTGACATCCGCCATCCGGTGTGGCGTCGGGCGCGACGGGGCCCGGCAGTGGCGGCTTGCAGGCGGCCGCGCCCTCGCATCCGGCGAGAATGGCGAGCAGGAGCCAGCGGAGGCGGATCACGGGCACACCGCCATGGGCCACAAACTCCAACAAGCCTTCAGCCACGCCGAGGAGGCCCACACGGCGCCGCCGTCGGCCCAGCCAGAGCCCCAGGAGTTCTCGACGCGAAACTCGAACGAGCCGTCGGCCGCGGTCCGGTAGCCCGAAATGTACATCGCATGGCCGCCGCCCTTCGGGTCGCTCTCGTCGGGCGGCTGGGCGATGCCCGTCGCGCCGAGGTTCTCGAATGCCGACCCGACGAAAGTTCCGAGCCAGATGGGGATCCCTGCGTCCAGGCAGAGGGCTACGGTTGTCGGGGCGCTGTCGTCGACGGGAATCTGATACTCGCCGCCGATCAGGTCCTGCCCCGCAATCTGGAGCTCTGAGACGACTGGCTCAGGGAAGCCGTAGCCGTTGTCGTCTGGGACGTCGCTGAAGCGCCCAACGGTCGCGCCCATGGGGCAGACGCCCCACTTGGCCATCGCCGTGGCGTCGTCCTGCAGGTCGGCCCCCTGGTCCTGCAGAGGCGGCAGCGGCTGCCCCGGTGGCGTCGCCGCAGCCCGGACGTCCGCGTATGTCGTAGACGCAATCTCCCTCGGGGAGGGGACGAAGGTCATCGGCCGACCCTTCGCGTTGCAGGCCGTCCAGACGGCCCCAGCGGCGCTGTGGGCATGGCAGGTGGAGCTCTGGCCTTGGTCCATCCGTTGACACGGGGTCAGACTCGCCGCCCCCTTGGGAACGGCGCCGAGGCCCAACAGATGCGCCCCGAGCCGGTGCGCAACCTTCTCAGGCGGCGACCGGTGCAGGCCCCTGGAGAAGCTCAAGGCGCCGCCTTCATGGCTTTGCGCGTCGCCTCGGCCTCGTGGTAAGCGGGACTGGTCTTCACCGCGGCGTCCTCGGAGGCCAGGAGCGCCATGATGACGCTGAGGGCATCCGAGCCGCAGTCGGTGGCCATCTGGGCGACGGAGTCGCCCTTGAGGGCGTCGGCGGCCACGCAGGCGGCCAGGGCGGCCGAGGGCGCGACGAAGGGAACGGCTTGGGGACAGCCGACGTCAACGAGAGCCAGCAGGCCGCAGAGGGCCACGGCGGCAGGCCAGGAGCGGATCACTTCGCCCCCGTGACGCTCGGCGAGAAGAACCCGAGCAGGGTCTGAACGATCGGAACGATCCCAAGGACAACGGCCGGCAGGACGAGCTCGCCCGACGCGTTCTCCTTGAGGCCCCACGCGAGCACAATGCTCACGAGAGACACGAGGACCATGGCCCAATGGGGGAGCTTGATATTCGACAACATGATGCTTCTCTCCTGTGCGCGCCTTGGCGCGCGGTTGATTCGTTCGCCGAATAAACGGCCGTTATTCGTGCGGCGGTTACTCGCCGCGCCGGCTGCCGAGCCGTGGCCGCATGGGCGGCGGGGGAATGGGCGAACTGGGTGGCTCTTGCCGCGGTATCGGGCGCGCCGCGGTCATCGATGGGACCGACCCGGTGCGCCTAGCGATCGCGTCGAGGTACGCGGTCTGAACGTCCAGGACGGCGTTCTGCTGGCGGAACTCCTCGCGTAGCTGGGACTCACGCTCAAGTCGCTCGAGCTTCCCCTCGAGTCGAACGCGCTCGGTGCGCTCGTCGGCGATGGTGAGCTCGATCTTGGCGATCTTCGTGAGCGCTGTGTCAGTCTGCTGGATCGCCGTCGAGGCGCGCTCCTCCGCCGTCTTGAGGCGCCCGCGGAATGCCCCCCAGGCGACGCCGACCCCGAACACCGCGCCGATGAGGGCGCCGATGACCTCGAGCCAGCTGGGCACGGCTAGTGCCCGAAGTGCGCGAGGATCCGAGGCATCCACGCCGCGATCGCCGCGCTCGCGAACAGGCCGCAGAGCAGGGGCCACACCCAGGGGGTCACGCGCTGGGCGCGCACGGTCTGCTGCAGGTCCACGACGGCGTCCACCAGCCGGGGCCAGTTCTGACGGAGGAAAGCCGAGTCCGACCCGTAACGAATGGCGACGTCCATTGCGGTCGGACTGAGCGGCAGTGGCGCGAGCTCCGGAGGCGTGCGCGAGAGCCTCGGCCGATTCCCGTTCAGTTCCTCGTTCGTGCCTGACAAGCGCGTGTCCATCGTCCTCTTGGCCGCCGGAGATTCGGCCGGCGTATCACCTTCGCTCATCGGGTTTCGGCGAGGGCCGCCACGTCGGCTTGACGTCGGACTTCGTAAACCGGTCCTCGAGATCCCATCGTGGGATCTCAAGCGGCTTCGGGGCCCGGTCCGGCGGGGGCGGGAGCAGCGTCTCGGCGCGACCAGTCATGGCGCCGCCTGCGCAAACTCGATGCACCAGTTGAACTGTTGAAATCCCGATCCGCTCACCCACGGATCGGAGTCCCGAAGCAGTCCGCAGCGGCCGAGCGGAAACCCGCCGGTGTTTAGGCCCGCGCCGTACAGGCGATCGGAGTGGTGCGCGTAGGCGATCGTTGGTGTCCCGACGGGGGAGCGCGCCATGGTGAAGCTGACTTGATTGCCGGAGATCGAAGGCGCACCGACGCCGATCGGCGAGAAGCCGATGCCTCCCGACGTATACGCGCCGTTGCCTGTAGAGCCGTTGAGGCTCACATGGGTCGAGTCCACGAAGGTCACCGCGGACCAGACGCCGTTGGTCGCCGTGTTCCCCACGACGGCCGTCAGCGCGTACGGGTCTCCCGTGTTCAGGCCGTGCGGCGTTGTGAAGCCGATAACGATCGGCGATGCGTTGGTCGCGCTCGAGACCGTAAGCAGGCGGTCGTACGCCTCGAATCCCTTGGCGCCGCCCCACCACGCGTTCCACGGGGTGCCGCCAGCGTGCGGAGGAGACGCAACGCCATCGAAGACGAGCGGTCCGACCGGAACGTTGAAGGTAATCGTGACGGCCGTTCCGACGCGCACGACGGACGTAGGCCAGAGCGGCGTCCATGTGCCGGTGCGCTCAATGATCCAGAAGACCTTGGCGTGCAGCTCGCCGAGCGGCCCGTAGTTCTGCATGTGCTCGAAGGTGAAGGGGCTATACGCGAACTGGTACTGGGGGCCGACCAGGACCACCAATCCCGGGTTGGCCACCGCGGCGGCCCAGAAGGCCAGGGCCGTGACGTTCTCGCCGACGTGAAACGACTGCGGGTTCTGATTGCACTGCGTCCCGAAGAGGTAGACGCCCACCGTCTGGCCGGTGATGGTCTGCAGGTCCGTCTGGTAGTTCGACGCGAGCGTCGCGAGCTGCGTCGCGTAGCTGAGGTTCTGGTTCTCGTCGTCGGTCTCGCCGTGGCGAAGCATCACGGCGCGCGTACCGAAGGTGAGACCCGCCAATCCCGCGAGCCGCTTGATCGCGCGGCACTCATAGAGACTCGCAGCGTAGGACGTCCCGCTGCCGCCCTTCTGGATGACCGACATCGGCTGCCCGCCCACGCCGACGGTGCTGGTCGCGATCCGGTAATCGTTGTAGTCGTTCGCGATGGCGATACGCGTGACCTCGTTGGCGAAGCTGATGTCGACCGCGTCGCTCCCCTCGAGGTTCGCCGGGTACGCGGTCTGACCTGGCCCCGTAGTCCTCTGCGGCCCAACGAGCGGCTGCAGCGAGAGCGTTGCCGCGTTCGGGAGCGTGATGTCGTACGTAGCCGATCCGTCGTGCAGCATCTTGTTGTTGTAGGGCTGCGTCGAGATCGAGACGTTGCTCTCGGTGCTCACGCTGAGCGACTGACCCGTGCTGATGACGTGATTGAGGCCCCACTCACCCGCGGGACCGAGGTTGCCGAATCGCGTGGACCTCACGGGGTCCCGTACGTGATCTGCGCGTAAGAGTGGAGCAGCGAGAGCTGGTTGGCCGTAGGTCCGCCCGTCGGCGCCTCGACGACGCCCATCTCGTAGATCTCGCCGCCGAAGTGCTGCGTCGTCCCGCCGAGGTTGAGCGTCGCCGTCTTCACGCAATTGATCCCGTTCGTCCCCGAGCGAGTCGCTGGCGTGCCGTTGTTCACAGTGACGAACTCGACGTTGCTTCCACCCACCGACAGGCCATCCCAGTAAGCCCAGACGATTTGAAGGTTGTTCTGTACCGTAGCCGAGTTGGTGAGGGCGCCGAGTGGCCCGCCGAGCACTGGGTTGTTCGCCGAGATGACGAAGTCGATGCCGTCGCCCGCCTTGCCGACGTACTGACCGGCCGTCGCGGTGGATCGACAGATGATATAGACGAACGTATTCGGGTTCGTCGCGGCACCCCAGACGAAGCTCGCTTTCGTGAGATAGTCCGACGATCCGTTGAACGTGACGGCCGGACCGTTCGGCGTGATGTGTGTGGAGCTCGCGACGTAGCCTGTGGCGAGGCCCGATCCTACGGTGAGGTTTTCCGCGTTCGACGTCCCGTCGTTCCACCCGGTGATCGCCGCGCCGGAGTGCTGGATATTGCTGTTCGGATACCAGCCTTGCAGGCTCGCGCCGAAGATGGTGAGGGGCGTGAGTTGGGTAGACGTGTACGTCCAGCCGCCGACGAGTGACCCGGGGCCATTGAGGTTCGTGACGACGATGTCGCCCGCGCCTGGGACGCCAAAGAAGGGGCCGGACGTGAAGTTGATCTGCGTGTCGCTGATGACACTGAACGTTGCGGCGACGCCAAACAGGGTGACCGAGGACGCGCCCGTAAAGTGCAGCCCGGTAAGCGCCCCGTTGGTCCCTCCCGCCCCCGGCCCGCTCGCGACGGACGTCGAAGAGACGACGGGGATCGGCCCAGTTCCGGGCAAGAGTCCCCGGCTCACGCTGACGTCGCACCGGGCCCAGATCTGCGCGCCCGTGGGGTTGGTGACTTGAACGAGCAGCGTCGCGGCCGAGATGACGATGGCGCCGACAACTCCCGTCAGCGATGTCGCCATCGCGTTGGCGGTGTCCGGGGTGATGTTCGAATCGCTCGTGCCCCCGTTCGGCGTCGTGATGACGCCGGAGACGTTCTGGACCTGGATCATCCGAGCGATCCGGCCGTGCGCGGTCCCGGCGAGATTGACGACCTCGATGAACGCCGACATCGCGACGGTCTCGTGGAAGGCGATGGCCGGCTGCGGCAGCGTCGCGATCGTGACCGTCTGTCCGGACGGCACGCTGATCCAGTCGAAAGACAGCTCGTTGACCCGGGAGTTATTCCCGACGAGGGCAGTACCGAGGATCGGGACGGGTAAGGTCGGACCGCCGGGGACCACCGACGAGCCGCTCGCGATCGTGTTCCCTGGGACCGTGTTGCTGTTGACGCCGTTGTTGACCAGCGTCGCGTGCGTCTGGTCGATGACGGCCGCGACGACGAGGTAGCCAGCGCTCGCGATGAAGAGCGACATGCCGGGCGCGAAAAACACCGTCGTCAAGAACTGCACGGTGGCGGTCGTCACGCCGTCGGACGGCGGCATCGTGAAGTTCGCCGCCGTGTTCGTCGAGCCGAAGGGCCCCGGCGGTCCGGCCGGTCCCTGCTCGGATACTTCGATGACGTCGGTCATCTAATGAACGTCCTCTGGCAGGATGATGATCCGACCCGTGACGAGAGTCGTCGTAGTCCCGTTCGCGAAGTCGACGAAGAGCTGAAAGAACGGCGCGACGTTGGTGGGCAGGGTCCCGGTGAACGCGCTGAGGAGCGCCACGTTGATGTACCCGAGCTGCGAGAGCGACGGCTGAACGACGATGACGCCCTGCGCGTTGAGCGTGGTGGTCAGGCTGATGAGTGGCGAGGCGTCCGAGTGGTTCACGCGCGCCATGAAGCGCGCGGCGCAGCCCGTCAGGTCTACGGGGAGCGGTGGCGATCCGGACTTCCAAGTAAACGAGCGCGTGAAGCTCGCGTACTGGTAGACCGTCAGGTTGAGCTGAGCGGGACGCATCAGTTGTATTCGGCCGTGACCCAGATGCTGTCGTCGAGCGTCGCGCCGCCGCCGCTGTTCGCGGTGATCGCGAGAAAGCAATTCACCGTGCCATTGTTATTCCACCCGATCACGCTCGCGGCGTTGAAGCTCGCATCCAAGATCTTCGACACGACCGTCTGCGTCGAGACCTGCGCGATCGTACCGCTGACGTTCTTTAGGGTGAAGTCGGCGTTCTCCGAGAAGGTGTCGCCGACGCTCAAGCTGCTGCCGCCCGCGGCGGTCGTCCTGGCGACGCCGTGGCAGTGAACGAATACGCTATGGCCAGTCGCGAGCGTGCGACCGGAAGTCGCCGTGAGGAGCTGGCCGCCGGAGTTAGTTTGGCCGTACGTGGAGAACTTCTCGACGACGGCGGTTTGCGAATTGATGGACCCCGCGCCGTTGTAGACGATCTTTTCCGAGCCGTTCCCGGAAGACCCGGTGATGGCGTTCGGCGAGACCTGGATGGTCGTGAGACTGTCTCCCGCGGTGAGGGATGCTGAGCCGCCGTTCGCGTTCGTCGTCCCGGCGCCGGCGGTGACCGTCACGTTGCCGCCCGTGACGTTCGTCGACGCGCTGGCGAAAGCTGCTTGCGCGGAGATCTGCAGCGCGTTCGTCGCCGTGTCGGTCGTCTGCGCCAGCTGCGTGAACTTCGGGTTCCCTACGAACTTTGGAAACTGGATCGCGGGAGCGTCAACCTCGAGCTTGCCGCCGTCCGAGGAGAGCGTCAGACCGTTAGTGATCGTGGATGTCGAGTTGGTCGTCGCGTTGTTGATCCCCAGGACCCCGGAGCCGCCGCCGAAGTTGGCGGCGCTGGACACCGGGAAGAGCTGCAGCCCACTACCGGTCCACAACCCAAGGCGGGTGCCGGACATCTGGAAGTAAAGCGACCCGCCGGAGCCCGAAAGGTCGGTCGCGCCGCTAGTCGCGTTGTATTCGGCGAGGAGCTGGGCGCCGAGGTTCAGGACATAGTTCGCGTTCCCCGAGCCGCCGGTGACAGACATGACCGTCTGGCTTGCGCCGCTGCGGGTGACCTGAAACGAGGCCTCGTTTCCCGTCGATACGGGCGCGGAGAGCGCGACGACGAGCGAGCCCGGCGTCCCCGTGGGCGTCGTGACGGCGCCCGCGCCCGGAGCTTGCGGTTGGATCGTGAAGTTGGCGGGGTTGCTACCGTTGGCCTGCTGCGCCTCCAGGAGCGTCGGCGACGTCGCGCCCGCGCCCCACTGAAAGTTGTTCGGCGCGATCGAGATCGGCGAGTTGCCGGAGATCGCGGAGACAACCGTGGCGCTGTTCGTCCCGGTGACGTCGCCCGAGAGCGAGATGCTTCCGAGCGTCAGCGCGCCCGATGACGAGAGCGTCGCGGCGCCGCTCATCGTCACCCAGGCGGCGTCGGTGCCGCCCGCATTGCTGACGTAGATCTGCCCCGCCGTGCCGTGGGACGCCGCGCTATCGAGCGTCCCCGAGGTCGAGTGCCAGAGACCGGAGCCCGTGACGGAGGGGGCGCTCGCGGGCGTCGTGGCCGTCCACTTTGAGGTGCCCGAGTTCCACGTCAGTACCTGATTACTCGTCGGGGTAGACGTCGCGACGCCGAAACCCTGGAGCGCGACGACTGTGTCCGCCCCGGTGTTGCCGGTGACGTCTCCGACGAGCGCTTGATTCGCCTGGTTCGCGGTCGGTAGGACGCCCGTGACCCAGCCGGAGCCGCCGGCGAGATTGAGGGCGGAGTAGGTCGTCGCGCTGGCCCCGGAGACGTAGGCGCTGTTGCCCGTCGTCAGCGCGCCGCCCGCGCCGTAGCTCGCGCCGTTGACCTTAGTGCACGTGACGGCGCCCGAGGCCGCGAGCGTACAGTCGCCGGAGACGGTCACCCAAGGCGTGTCGGTCGCGCCCGCGTTGGTGACGACGATCTGCGCCGCCGTCCCCTTCGACGCCGCCGCGTCGAGCGTGCCACTCGTCGAGTGCCAGAGACCGGAGCCCGTGACCGAAGCGCCCGCGCCCGCCGCCTGCCAAGAGGGGAGCGAGGACGTGCCGGTGCTCGTGAGCACGAAGCCGCTGGTGCCTGGGGCGAGCCCGTTCCAGGCTCCCGAGTGGTAGGCCAGGATGTCCCCCTCGGCCTGGGCCGCGGGGATGGGGATGGCCGGGTAGCTCGCGCCGACGTTGTGCGTGGGCGCCGGTGGCGACACCACGACGCCCACCGCGGCCGTCGGGGCCGCAGGAATCCCTGCCGGCGAGCTCGCGTCCGGAACGCCGGACGTGGTGAAGCCGACGCAGGCCCAGAGGGCGAGCGGCAGGAGGGTGAGCGACAGCCGCCTCATACAAGGAGCCAGCGGGTGTGCGCGTTGTCGTATTTCCACTTGAAACGACCCTTGTAGGGAATCGTCAGCGTCGTATTCGCTGCGAGGATCGTCCCGGGTACTCCGTTCGGATCGTTGAGCGACGAGCCGAGGGCGTTGGGATCGATGGTGAGCGAGTGGCCGCCAAGACCGTCGATGACGGTCACCGCGAATTCAGCCGCGTCGGCCGGAGCGACCGGGGTGCGGCAGACGATGTTGAGGCTGGAGACGTCGACGAGCGCCTCTTCGCCCGCGACGAGCTGGTGTGGCGTCGTCGAGACGCGAGTCCAGACGACGGCCGTAGCGGGTCCGCCGCCGCCGCCACTGGCGTTTCGGATCGCCGGATTGACGACTGCGAGCCAGCCGAAGGGGGCGGACTGCTCGATCGTCTCGTTGGTGTGGAAAACCTCGAGACCGGACGCGCAAAGGACGTTGACCTTGAAGGTCGTGGTGAACGCCTTGACCGACGCGCCGTTGGCGTCGAGGCCCATGCCTGCGATGCCCACGACGCTCGTCAGCTGGACGGCGCTCCCGAGGCCCGCGGGCGCCGTGAAGGTCCCGGTCTTGTGGGTCTGGTCGAGGGTGACCGTGGCCTGTACAGCGGCAACGGTATTGAGTTCGTCGGTCCCAGTGACCGAGACCGACCAGAAATTCGCCCCCGCCGTCGATACGAGCCCGAAGGATACCGTCGCCCCAGCCGTCACATTCTGCGGCGGCGACAGGGAGTTCACCGTGCAGGCGGGGTTCGGTGTCGTCATTGGGTGTTCAGGCGTTCACCTCGCGCGCGCCTACGGATGCGCTACGTTTCTGGTGAGGGGATCGACCAAATGCGAGCGTGGATGACAGCGGTGGCGGTGGTGGTGCTCGGATGCGGCGGGGCCGCGTCGACCACGATCGATGGTCAGCCGGGGCCCGCGCCAACGGCGACTGCTCCATCGGCCGTCTCAGCGGACCCGAAACCGGCGCCCGACGCGGGGCTCCCGCCGGCGTGCAGTCCGATCACATGCGCTCAGGTCGGGCCCTCGTGCGCGACTTGGAACGACGAGTGCGGGGGGACGATTACGTGCCACACGTGCGGAGAGGATGCGGGGGCGCCCGTGGATCCGGCGACGGATGCGTCGCCCTCTGATCCGCCTGCCGAGGCCGAGGCGACAGACGCCGTGACGACTCTCGTCGAATCCGGCCCCCCGCCTGAGTGCTTGACCGGCGCCACCAAGTGCGCCGACGACTTCCGATTCTACCAGTGTGATGGTTCGCAACAGTGGCAGTGGATGCAGGGGAGCGCCGCTGCCTCGTGCTGCCATAACCTGCCGCGGTATACGAAGTCCACTGAGACCAGCTATGGGTGCGTCCAGACGGCCAGCGGCTGCGATACAACGCTTTTGCCCGATGGAACCATCACCGGATCCATAACGGCGAGCGGCACAGCGGCGACTGTTACGGACTCGACCACCGGGCTTGTTTGGGGGCCCGCAGACTGTCCGGTCGACAACGTCAACCCGGCAGCCCAGTGCGCATGCTCTCGGCTCGGGGGGCATGCGTGGCGCCCGCCCACTACGTCTGAGGCGCAGACCCTTTTGATTGGGCCGCCTGTTGTCGTTGGCGGCAGAACGGTCTCGGTTTGCGAGCCTGAGATCGATACGTCCTCGTTCTCGTTCTCCCCCGTCGCCATATACACGTCGGACGGGACTGGTGCCTTCTCGTATGCGCCCGGCCAGCTCGGCGACTTCCCACTTTGCGTGCAGACGAATTGAGCTACTGAATCGCCGCCGCCGCGATCCACGCGTTCGCGTTCGCAATCGCGACGTTCAGCGCGTTGATGGCCGAGAGTGACGCCGCGTCCGCCGACGGGTTCGGCGTCGGCTGCGTCAGCAGGACGGCGTTGAGCGCGGTGAACTGGTTGGTGATGAGCGAGACGAGCCCGGGGTTGCTAGCCGCGGCGACTGACGCGAGTGCGGCGCGCGAAAAGAGGCTGATGAGCGAGGCCTGTGTGACGTCCCACGGCAGCGCCACGGGCTGGCCCCCGCTCGAGCCAGTGACGGCAGCGACGCACTGCCAGACCGCCGGAAATGCGCCCGGAGCCGGCGGAGTCTCTGTCGTAAGAGACCCGAGCGTCGTCAGAAACGGCGGCTGGAACGCCGCGCTCTGCGCCACGAGGTCCCCGTTCACGCTCGCGAAGATGTAGCCGAAGCCGTTCGCCGGCGTCGGGGTGACGGCCGAAGGCGGGGGCCCGGACCCGTAGAGTGTCTTCGCTCGCCAGGGCGTGACGCCCGGCATCCCGAAGGCCGCGAGCATGACGTTGCTTGGCGGCGGCGTGAGCTTGTAGATCGCCCGCGCGACGCGGTCCGTCTCAACCCACACGGGTGCGGCGGCCGCTGCCCACGCCTGGACGCTCCCCGGCTGCGGCAGACCGTTCGGTGTGAGGGGCGCACCCGCGTAGGGGGTGAAGTTGAGGATCCCGTCGTTAGACGTCGTGTCGTACGTAGCGCCCGCCGCGCTCAGCGCGTTGCGGATAACAACGCCGGAGTTGATCGTCGCCTGCGTCGGCCTCGGGTTGGAGTTGTCGAGGATGGCCTGGACTGCCGAGACCGTCGCGGGCCAATTGATGGTGCGGGTAGCCACGGCTCAGGGGAAAGCCGACGTCGTGATCGACGCGAACGTGAGCTCCGCGCCGAAGAAGACGTTACCCGTTTTCGAGTTCGCGCCGCTCTCGTCGAAGAGCACCATGTTGTAGACGTACGTCGTCGTGTCGATGACGTTGTTCTGGTTGCAGACACCGGCCCAGAGCTGGATGTTGCCGCCGTTGAACCAGGCGGCGCCGCTCCCGGCGGACGCGGTCGCGGGACCCCCGGAGAAGAGCGACTGCGTCGTGCCGGCGTAGGTCGCGATGGGTGTGCGCCGGATGTCGAATGCGGGAAACGTCGCGGGGACGTTCGCGTGGGATTGGCCGACCTCGAGGAAGAACTTGACGCCCGTTAGCGTCGCGCCGTTGTGCACGGGGCAGAAGAGGTTGACGCCGACGCCGTCGGCGGCGACTCCCACGATCGTCGGCGGCCCCGGAGGAGTACCGGCGGCCGCGAAGTTTGAGCCGCCCTCCGCGGCCGCCGAGAAGTGCGTGCCGGTGAGCGTCCCGAGGACGATGAGGGGCGTGCGCACGATGCGCGAGCGCGAAGAGAGCGCGACGAAGTCGGTGGGGCCGCCCGCGCAGAGGATGCCCCCGGGCGTTGTACTGATGAGCGCCCCGGTCGCATTCGCCAGGATTGAGGCGTTTGCGTTGCCGACGACGCCGTCGGCGAAGTTGAGGAGGATCTCTCCGGTCGAAGCGACCGTGATGACGCCTGAGAGCGTGTCGCCCGCGACGGACTTGTCGAGCGCGAGCGCGTGGTCGATGTCGAGCGCGTTCTGCTGCGCCGACGTCAAAATGTCGCCGACGGCCCACCCGCTCGAGTTCGCTCTGACGAATGCCATTAGGTCAGGACCTCGAGATCAAGGTTGCGCTCGTCGAGCTTGAAGGCCGACACCGACGCGGAGTCTTGGATGAACCAGTCGTACGTGGCCCACGCCGGCAGGATCTCGTCGAGGATCGGAGCGACGTTCGCCACCAGCTGGTAAAACGCTGCGTTCGGGGCCCCGGCGTTGTTGTATCCGGCCACGTTCTGCGTCACCTGGACGTCGACGTGTGCCAAGGAGCTGAGCCAAGGCACCTGCGGGTTGGTCGTGAACTTGTAAACGTTGTCCGTCGCGTAGTTCGGCGGTCCCGCGCCGAAGGCGACGACGACGCCCGTGCCGGGCAGCGTGAACGCGGCTGACGTGGTCTGGCCAGTGGCGATCGTGGCGCCGTGCCGCTTCCATGTGAACAGCGCCGCGCCCAGTGCGCCGCCCGTCGTGATGTCGATCTCGAAGTAGTCGAGCCCCGTGGGCGTGCCGGAGATCGTCACCGTCGGAGGCGTCGTGCCGGTCGCGACGACGTTGGACAGGCCGCCCGTGTACGATGTCTCGGTGAGAGCCGTCTGGTGGACTAGCCCCACGTAGACAGGGCCGAGGGCTGCCTGCAGCGCGCTGATAACGGGCTGAACGCTGTTGGGTTGACCGATGCTCGCCCAGGCCGCCGCGACGCGAGCGCGGCGCACCGGCTCGGTATCGGTCGGCAGCGGGGGCACCGCGAAGATGCGCTCCCAGCGCTGCAGCATACCGCTGGCCGCCGTGAGCTTGCTAGGGATGAACTGGTTCGCGAGCCTGGCGTTGACGCCCCACGCATCGAACGCGATGGCGCGCGCCCACGCCCGCATCTCGATGCCGACGATCGACGTCGGGCTGGTCGAGTAGGCGCTGCCGCGCTGGGCGGCGATGCTCTCGAATATTCGCTGGACGAGCGGCTCATCGGAGCTGCCCTCGCCGCCGCCGTAGCGCTCAGGGCTCGGGGACCAGCCGCCGGTGAAGGGGGGCACTGGCTACCAGGCCGTGACGTCGCAATCGGTCGCGCTGCCTGGATCGGCGGCGCTCCCGGCGACATTGAAGATCCGGACCGTCACGACGTTCGCTGACGTGGGGGCGCAGAAGATGTCGAACGCTGTGGCGCCGGCGCGCACGTTGCCGAGCGCCGCGCGGAAGTTGACAGTGTGGGATGCCTGAAAGCCAGGGACCCCGTTCGGGATCTCGTCCACGACCGTGGCCGGCCAAGTGACGGTGTAGATCCCTGCGCTCGTCCGCGTGAACGTGGGCGCCACGCCAATCGCGTTGCCCCAGACGGAGTCGTGAGCCACAAGCACGGGCGTGGCGGAGCCGTTGAGCGTGAACCGGACCCACGCGCGCACGATCGTGTGCGTCGCGGCCACAGCGTCGGCATAAGCCACGTTTGCCCCCGCCGCCGGCCGGTCCCTCGTTGGGTCGATGACGGCGGAATAGTCAAAAAGACCACCGCCAACACTCGGCAATGTGTCCACGTCCGGAAGGGTCATGAGGCGTAAAATCCGATGTTGCGTGGCACGAACACGGAGGGGGGCGTCGTGGTCAGGTTCCCGCTGCCATCCACGAGGATCGGCTGGCCGCCGATCACAGGCACGTTGAACGTCGACGGGCTGCCGAGTGTGATGTCGCCCGTGAAGAGGAATTGAGCGTTCTGCACCTCGGGGCCGGAGCGGATGAGGGCCGAGAGCTGCGTCGGGCCGAGCGCATACGGCCACGTGAGCGCGGGCAGCGGATGCCGAAACGAGCGCTTGAGGCCCGCCGATCCGGGCGGCAGCCACTCGCCGGGGCCCATGGCCGCGAAGGACGAGAGCAGCGTCGCGAAGTAGGTCGCCTGGTTGGCCGACTGCGGAAAGATGATGTTGTGGACCGCAATGCCTGGCATCGGCGTGTCGATCGTGATCGTGTAGTTCCCGGTGCTACCGGAAACGTCCACCACTGTGGCGGTGTAGAGCTGCCAGGTGAGCGGGGAGATCCACGCGATATGGCTGACGAACTTCGTAGGCGGCGTCGGCGCGTTGACCGTGAACTGGGTGGAGGTCGCGAACGCGATGACGGTGCAGGGCTTCGTGCCGGGCACCCCAGGAGTCGTCGACGTCGGCCATGGCGTCCCGTCGAGCCACCCACCGCCCGGCCCCGCAGGCGACGCGGTCGGCGAAGACGGCAGCGACAGCTGGATCGCCACGTCCGCCGGCTGGTTGGCGACGCTCGTGCCGACGCAGAGCGAATGCTCGGGCATCAGGCCCAGCACATACGGAAGGATCGTTCCGGTCAGGAGCGCGCCCGGGAGGTCCCGGTTCTTGCTCGTGCTCGTCAGCGGCGGCGAGGTCTGCGGGTGACCGGTGACCGCGAAGAAGGATGTCGATGCCCCGAGCAGCGCCGGGTAGGCGAAGGCCGCCTGCACGCTCGTCGACGACTGCTGGGCCCAGAGGATCAGGTCCGACGAGTTGCCACCCTTGGGCGGAACCTGCAGGAGCGCGAAGAGGCGTGCGCGCGGCGGCTCGTCGACGCCTACCTCGCTGTCCGCGCCGCCCGTCAGGCCGTCGGTGCCACCCGGCAGGCCCACCGTGACGTTCTGCTGGGCGAACGGCGGGGCCGTGACCCAGGTGAGCGTGTCGCCGTTGGCGTGATCGGTGGCGGCGCCCGTGTCGATCGACTGGACGGGGATCTGCGCCTGGTTGGCGTACGTGCCGCCGACGGTGACCTGGTAGCGCAGACCCGCGTTGTCGACGAGCTGTGCGTTGGTCGGGACGAGACTGTTTGCGGACGTCGTGATCGTGATGTTGCCGAAGCTGCTGGTCGCCCCGTTGCGCGCTAGGCCCACGAGGGCCAGCCAGCGATCGAGAAACGACCCGGCCGCCGTGTCGGGCATCAACTGATCGGCGAGGATGACTGCGTTCGCCTGGGGGACCGCGAGCTCGTTGCCGAGCGCGGTGGCGATCAGGTAGTAGTCTGAATTGGGGCCGATGTTCGGAGTTGGGATACCTTGAGCGATAAGTCCCGATTTGATCGTTCTAAGGATATCGTCGCGGATCTGGACGTTACTTTTGGCCGCAAACGTGTATAGCGGCTGGCTGGGCGTCGCCATCTACTGCCCCACCGTGTTCGTATACGAAAGCCCGGTTGTGAGGTCCGACCACTTCACAAGGACCGTCCCCGCGTCCGGATTGCTCGGCGACTGCTGCGTGGTGACGCTATTGACCTTCACGAACTTTCGCCTCACCAGGTCTGCGAGTGCCGCGTTGACCGTCGCCGTCAGCTGCTGGCCGAAGTTTGGGCCCTGCTCACGAATGAGCGTGAAGGTCTCACCGAGCGCGGGCAGCGCCGAGGAGCCGAGCGTCGTCGTCAGCGCCAGCAGGACCAGCTGCGGCACGGTGTCCATGCCCATCAGCCGCCCGTCGGACGTGAAGACATAGTCGCCCGTCTGCGGGTTGATGTAGCGGCCCGTCTGCGGCAGCCCCGTCAGGATCGCCGGAAGGATGGCGTTGTTCGGGACGGCGGCCGCATCGGGTACGCCGTAGCCGGCCGACGACGTTCCCGCCGGGGCGTATCCTGCGCCGATGGGCATGAGCTAGGGGAGGGTCGTGGGCGTGTTCGACCCGGGCACAGGCAGCGCGTCCAGGGGGCACGGGAGAGAGGGGAGCTGGATGGCCGGGAACTTCGGGATCGCCGGCAAGAGCGAGAGCAGGATCGACAGGATGTCCGGGGGCGACGGCAGGAAGAACTGCGGCATATTACATTGGCTTGCTGCCACGACTTACCTCACGGACTGACAACGACGTTCTTGGATCCCGTCGCCGGGCCAGCCGTCGCGGTCGATGTGTATGCGACGCCGATCGACCCGAGCCCGGCGATAGCCGGTACGGGCCCGAGCTGCGTCACGACGTCACCAGAGATAGCGGCGACGGCGCTCGCTTGGACGTGGACGGCGACGCCGAAGATCTTGACGTTGCCCGCCGCGTCGATGGTGATGCCACCGGTCGTGTTGCCGAGCGTGATCGAGCCGTCCGCGGCCATCTTGAAGAGCGCGGTGGGCGCCTGGATCGTGTATGAGCCGTCGGAGGCCTGGCTAACGATGAAGGTGGTGCCCCCAGCCGTGTTGCCGACGCTCGTGACGTGTTGGATCGACCCGTCGGCCTTGTAGAACGTCCGCGCCTGCCCCGTCGAGGCACCGACGCAGGTTTCACCATCGGCGAGCTTGCCATAGATCGAGGAGTTGCGGGTGTCGCGTGTCGCGTAGACGACGTCGCGATCGCCTCGCTTGATGATGAGTCCCTGGCACGACGCGCCGCCCTGCGTCGGCAGCGCCGGCCGGCTCCAGAATCCAGTGTGCTGCCACCACTCGGCGGCGTCGGCGTCTGGAACTGACGCGGTCGAGTCGCCGATCTGCGCAAGGATGACGTTTGTTTCCGCGTTCAGGTACGTCACAAGGATGTCCTTGCCGACGTCGAACATCTGGGCGAATACGTCGTGCGCGCTCATGTCAGAACAGCAGCGTGCCGGGGCGTATCAAGTGCACTTGCGTCTTGGTTCCCTGCTCGCCAGAGACCTTCGTGAACCGGCGGCTCAGCACCCAGAGCGGGCCGTTGATCCCAGCGATGTCGTCTTCGACGTCCATCATGGTATCGACCGCAATCGGCTGCCCGCCGAGGGTGTGGCCCTCGATCGTGTACTGCGCGACGAGACTCTTGCGCATCCGGAGCGCGAGCTCTCTCCGCAGGTAGGCCCGGAGCTCGTCGGCCGTCTTGCTCTCGGAATCGTAGAGGTATAGGGGGCGCGCGTTCGGGTCGAGCATGATCGACGCGATGGCCGACACGATAGCCGGCGCCGGCGGCGTGGTCCCCACGAGGCCTGGGTAGGCCGACAGCAGCTGAGCGACGATGTTGTCGTTGGCGAGCGCGATCAGCGGGTTGATGATCGCGCCTCGGAGCGTGGACTTGGGCCACTCCCCGCCGCCGCCGAAGCCCACGCCGAAGATCATGCTGGGCTGATCGAGCCGGCTCTTGCGGACGTCCCAATCGGTGACGTTGTTGCGGCCCGAGCCGTCTGTTTTGAGACGGATCGCGTATCGCGACGGCTGCTCGAAGTCAGGGGCCGCGACGATGGCGGTCTTGCCGTCGACCGCGGGTCGGATCCAGAGCCCAGCCCGCTGCGTGATGCGAGAGGCGAACGCAAGGGCACCCTCGGCGGGGTACGGTTTGCATTCGTGGGAGATCGCTCTCTTGCTTGGCTTACCCGACTTCGTGGTGGGCGTGCCGTAGATGGCGCCGGTGATCGCGTTGCGGTTGGCGATCGCGTCCTCGGCGATGACCGTGACGCCGAAGGGCCCCAGAATCTTGATGACCGCCTGCTCGAACGTGTCGTTTGGCTTGACGCGCGTCTGTGGATCGATGTGCGCGTCGACGGCCGACGAGAGCCAGTCGCGAAACTCGATCGTCCAGACCGAGCCCGAGCTGTGGTTACCGAACGATCGGATGTCGTCGATGTAGCCGATGATCTGGACCTGGTCGCCGATCGAGACCTCGACCCTGGAGCCAGGAAGCAGCGCGTTGCGACCGCTGTCTGACAGCTCGTCGGCCGCCAGTGAGAAGTTCCCGGCCGCCGCGGGCGTCAGGTAGTCCTCGAAGAGTTCGTAGCTCAGGAAGCGCGTGTACTGAACCGCGGACTGACTGAACGAGCCCGACGAGGCGGTCGTCGACGCGTTGGTCGTGACCGTGATGTTCGGCGACGGGGCCGCCGGGTTGAGCATCAGCCCGGAGAACGGGCCTGGCGCCGTCGATCCGAACGGGATGAGAGCCGGATCGACCGTGTTGGTCGACGTAACGAATTGCGAAGTCGGGTTGCGCACCACCTTCGTGGTCGACCCGGTAGCCGACAGGCTCGCGGACGCCGCGGCGGGGAATACGCGGATGGTGATCGACGCGTTTTCCGGCGGCGTGTTGTCGTAGAGCTCGACCACTTCTCAGGCCGGTTGGGTGTAGTACCGGACCACCGACAGCTTTGGCACCAGGGGCTGCATCGCGTACGCCGGATTGAGCGAGATGGTGTCCATGACGTTGACGCCAAGGGCGGCGGCGATCTGCGCGAGTGTCGCGTCCTTCTGGGTCGTGTAGAACCCGATCGGGCGCCCTTTTTTGAGGATCGACGCCTTCAGGTCGTAGCAGGACTCTTTCGCGCGCTCGCAGGACTGGATCATCGGCCAGTTGAGGGCGCTCGCTAGCCGATTGAGCGAATCGCGCAGGGCGTTCGCTTCGTAAATCATGTTATCGACGCGGCCCGCAGAGGACTTCTGGAGCTGCGTCGTCTGGTCCACGACCGCTCGGATCTGGTTGGCCAGATCCGAGAACCCGATCGGGGGCACATACGGCGTCGGGACAACGATCGGCGAGACGTTCGCGAGGTTGGAGTCCAGATCGTTAGCCGCCGCCGCCATGTTCGCCAGCGGCGAGGGCTGGCTAAGGGCCTGCTGCAGCTGGTCGTCGGCCGTGTCGTCGGTCTGGAGCCACTTGAAGTCGACCCAGACGCCCTGTCTGGTCTGGGCCTCGAGCTCCCAGGCCATCGTCTGAACTTTGCAGTTCAGGACCCCGAACTCGGGGTGCTGCAGCGGCCCCGACGACTTGTCGGCGCATGCGCGGAGCAGGTTGTCTCGAACGGTCGGGTAGAGCGGGCGAGTCCAGTGCTCGTTCTTGCCCGCGTCCAGGCCGTTGATCAGCGGAACGCGCGCGGTGATCTCGAGCGGGGCCGAGCCCATGCCCTCGATGTGCGCGCCGTCGCGGTCCGCGAACTTGTGGATCGCGAGGTCCTGCCTGAATTCCGTCCGGAGCTTGGTGTAAGGGAACGCGATCCCCTTCCACGAGAGTTCAAGGAGCGCCGCGAAAAGTTCGTTGTAGTCTTGCGCGGACGCGCCCGCGCTAGGCCCGATGATCGTACTGATCGAGTCAGGCTGGGGCGTCGGCATGGGTCAGCGGCTCGCGGTGCCGATCGGAACGTGCAGTGCCGGATTGCCAGGGGCCGTGTTCGTCGCCTGGGTGCTCAACAGCGCCAGCTTCTTGGTGGCGTCCTGCACTGCGTTGGAGAACGCCACGACGTCTCCGGTGGCCTGTTTGGGGCTGGAGCCACCCGCGCTCGGCGACGGCTCCTTGTTCGGATCCGTCATGAAGAAGTGCCAGGGGTCCTTCTTGGCCTCCTCGAACTTCTTCTTGGCGTCGTCGGGGAGCGATTGCCAGAACGCCAGCTTGCTGGGGTCCTGCTTCGGATCGTCGGTGATCTGGTGGTTGAGGATGTCCTTGTCGCCCGTCACAAGGTTGGCTGCGAAGTTGAAGAAGCCGGCTCCGGCCAGTGCGCCGCCCACGGGTCCGGCGACGGGCCCTGCCCCTGAGATGGGTGGCACGCCGCCCGGAGGCGTCGGGACGCTTGGCGCACCGGCGCCCATCGAGGCCGCGATCTTCTTCATGATCGCCGCGACGCCGGCTTCAGCGGCCGCGCTGATGCCCGCTGACGCGAGGTCCTTGGTGATGACGGCCATGACGATGCCGCCGATGCCGATGAACGTGTGCGGCCAACTGTCGGTCATCCAGGACGCCGCGCCCGACACGGCGTCGATGAACCCGGTGACCTTGTCGACCAGATAGGGCATCTTGTCGGCAAGGCGGGTCATTCCCGGACTGAGCTTGTCCTCGAGGGTTGTCTTGATGTTGTTGAGAGCGACCTCAAACTTGCGTGCCGGCTCGTTGAGGGTGTCGGCGTTGGCCTGATTGAGCTGATCTGGCGTTGTGGTCGCGGCTGTCACGTTGGTGACAGCTTCGTGGACCTTGGCGAGGCCCGCGGCTCCGCCGCCCGCTTCGTTGAAGATCGGGGCCAGGTGGGCGAAGAGCTTCGCGGCTCGGTCCGATCCGAAGGCCTCGATGATCTTGCCTTGGTTGCCACCGGTGCCCGTCAGCACCGCGTCGATCGCCTGCTCGATCGAGTCCATCTGCCCGCGTGCGTTGTATTTGACGCCGAGCTTTCCGAGCGCCTTGAAGTGCTTCTGCCCCTCGGTGGCGAAGTCCTTGACCATGATCCCCGCTTCGTCTGGGTTGGTCTCGGGAGCCACGAGCTGCGCGAGGGCCAGGAGCTTGCGCTGATTGCCCCCCTGGTCGCCACCGAACGCCCCTCGGCCGGAGCCGATGACGCCAGCCATCTTGGCGACCTCCGGCATCGACAGCGACCCCATATGGGTCTGGGCGATCACGTCGAGCAGTAGTTGCTGCATGGCGCCGTTGTTGGCTCCACCGAGCTTCGGGTTCTGGCTCTGGAGCATTCCCGCCGACGAGGCGAGATCGCTCATGTCCGCTCCGGTCACGTTGTGGACCTTCGCGAAGAAGTCCATGTTGCCGAGGACGCCCTGAAAGTCGCCTCCGGTAGCACTCCTGGAGTACGCGAGACCCGCCTGTGCGACCTCGTCCTTGCTCAGGCCGTTCGCGCGAGCCACCTGGCTCGCCTTGCCCAGGATGGCATCCACGGATGCACCCTCCGGGGTCACGCCGCCCGTAGTCACGGCGTTCATGATGAGCTGGGCCGACTTGTGCGCCGACATCTCGCCGCGCGCCGCGTCCGCCAGCATCATCCCGCCGCCGATGCCCAGCCCCGCCCCCACGAGCGTCGCCATGCCGCTCAGCGTCCGCCCGGCGCTGTTGGTCACGATGCCGCCCACCCGGCGGCCACGCTGCCCCCAGATACTCGCTGCGCCCTCCTGGCGCCGAAGGTCTTCCGCCGCCTGGCGAGCCGCGAACCGACCGGCCATCTCCGAGGAGCGGATCTGCAGTCGCATTCGGCGCTCGGATTCGCGCTGAACGTTTCGGGTCTGCTCGGCCTGTGAGCGCTCGGCGGCTTTCGCCTCCTGACGCGCGAACTGGCCTGCCATCTCCGACGATTTGCGGACGATGGCCTGGCGGCGCTTGGTCTCCTTCTCGACCTCGCGCGTGTGTTGGCGCTCGAGGCGCTCGGCGTCCTTCTGGATCTTCGCCGCCGCGCGCTCGCGGTCCCGCGCCTCGGTCTGGGCGGTCTTGACGCGAGAGCGGGCGCCGCGGTCGGCCACCTGCGTGGAGTTTCGCTCCATCCTCGCCAGTTGCTGCTCAACTGTGGCGAAGGCGCGCTCGACCTGGGGGATGCCGGCGGTAGTGAACGCGATGATGACGGGCTCGAGGGACATGGGCTACTCGAGGGCGCGCTTTTCGCTGTCGTCTACGAGTTCACTTGCTGGCGGCGATTGCTCGCTTGGCCCCGATCCAGGCGATCCAGTGGCAGTCGAGAGGCTCTTGATCTTGGAGACCAGGTACATCACGAAGTCGATCAGCGCCTCCCCAGACAGAGCAGAGAAAGGGACGCGGCTGGCCCCCTCCATGGAGACCTTGAGCCACGCGTCCAGTTCCGCCGGGGAGAGCTCCGAGACCATCGGCCCCGACTCGATCCGGAATTGCGTGTACGCCGCGGCGACGGAAGTCACTTCATCGGTCGTCAGCTTCTGGCGGACCGCTTTCGGGGAAGGAAATACGAAGTACGTCGGGTTGTCGTGTGCTCGCAAGCAGAGGGCCACCATCTGGGAGGCCATCTCGTTGCGGTAGATCTCCTCGTAGCCCAGGTCGCCCATGCGACCGTTGTCGCCCACGAGTTCGCGCGCCACCTTCGTCGCGTTCGCCCGGCAAGCGTGCAGCTCGGCCTCGTACAGAATGACGATCTTCGCCTTCGGCAGCGGTTCGCCGTCTGCCCCCGGCCCCGGAAACTGGAAGTCGCACGTGGGCCGCGGCCGCTCGGTGAGCTTCAGCCACAGCTCGCTCGGCGGCGTCTCCTTCGGGGGCCCGCTCATCAGCTAAAGAGCGCGCCCGACATGCGCGCCTTGAAGCTGTATTTCGCTTCCTGGTTCACGCCGTGCCGGATGGTATCGGAGATGACGAACGCCTTGCCTCGCAGCTGCGTGCCGCCGGGGCCGTCCACCTGCACGTCGATGGGGATCAGGCCAAACATCGATTTGCCCATGTCGAACTCGAAGCCGCCCGCCGGGATGGCGTTGGAGCAGTCGACCTCGATCATCTGCGCGCCTGGGGACTCTCCCGCGTAGCCCTTCGCGACCGTGCTGATGGCCTGCGAGTTGGTCGTGCGGGTGAGATCGATCTCCTGCTCTTCGGCCAACAGCGTCCCGTTGATGCCGATGTAGAGCAGTGTATACAGCTGAAGCGACGAGGCCGGCATGGATGTGTCCCTTGGCGCGCAGGTCGCGCGCCGGTTATTTCGACTTTGCTATTCGCTATTCGCGAATGGCAATTACCCCACCTGTTGCGCGAGAACCGCGAGTTGATCCAGGACGTTCACGGGGCTCAGCCCAACAAGTGCGCTCATCCTCGTCGGCGGGTTGGTCTCCGCCTGGACGATCGTGAGCCGGTTGATCGTGTCCGCCGGCGACTCTCCGGGCTGCGGCGTCTCCCCGGGCGGGAAGCTCCACTGGCCCGCGCTGCCGTAGTTGCTCGTCAGGCTCTTGATGGCACCCGCCCAGCGCTTGGGGGTCGTGGCCGTCGGGGGCGGCGGGGGCTGGCCCTGCACCGGGTCGGGCAAGAGGTCCTTGCCACCGAACTGCAGCGCCGTGATAGTCGCCGCGTCGTCGCACCAGTAGTCGCACACGATCACCTTGTGCTTGTCGCGCACGCGGAAGTCGTTGACCGCGCCGTTGAGGCTGCGCGTGGTGCAGCGCTTGACGAGGTACGACGCGCCGTTGGGCAGTACGGCGATGGGACTCAGGCCGTTCTGCAGGGCCGACTGCTGCTGCGTGGGCGTGGGGGAGCCACCGACGCCGGCGCGGCCCGCGGCGACCAGCCAGACCGTTTGATCGGTGGGGTTGGCCGGGAAGTTGGAGAAGTTCTTGCGGGCCACGCCGAAGGGCGAACCCTGCTCGAGCAGCGAGTAGATCGCGCAGTTGTTCGCCGCGAGCTCCGCTGGGGTGAAGTCGGTGGAGCTGCCCCAGACGCACTCGGCGCGCGCGGCATTGAGCCCGGTGCACACCGTGATGGTGTTCGCGAGCGTGTCCATGCTCCCGAAGACCACGTTTTGGCGCATGCCGTTGAGTGGCAGCGCCTGGCTGTTGACCTGGGTAACGAGCCGACCGAGGTTGGTTGCGTCCGAGTCGCCCGAGACGATGTAGAAGTAGCGGGCCGAGGCGATCGTGGTGAGCGCCGTCGTGTTGACGTCGGCCGTCGCGCCCGTCGACAGGAACGTGTTGGCCGTGAGGGTTGTGGTCGTCCCGATCGTTGCGGTCGTCGGCGTGATGAGCGCCTGGACGCGGATCCAGTTCCCCTCGGGCCCAGGGATCTTGGCCGTGATGGCGACGACCGCGGTTCCGCCGTTGGACGCCGTGACGGGCCAGCGAGTCTGTTGATTGATCGACGCGACGATGTTGGTCGCGATCGTGATCGCCGTGTCGCCCGTGTTGATCGTGGTGTCGACGAACTGGTCGACGCACCAGAAGCGGTGATTCCCGGAGCTCGTCGCAGTCGTGGCGATGGTCTCGTTGATCGTCGCGGCGACGCCGGCGCTCGAGGTGACGGCCAGGAAGTACAGCGACGAGACAGTGTTGATCGCCACAAACCGCAGGTACATGCGGTGCAGCTGGCTGCCGGTGCCGAAGAGGCCAATGACGTCGGACTCCGTCTGGCAGGGCGTCTGCGTGTCCGGCCCGTAGACGACGGTGTCGTTGGTCGCGGTGCCCGCAGCCGACTTGTTGCCGAGCAGCAGGATCTTGCGGACCGAGCCGAAGCCGGCGACGGGGCCCTGAGCGAAATCAAGCTCAACGTAAACGCCCGGAACTGCCCATTGGGCGCCGAGGCCGACAAGAATGATCGATGCCACGGCTCAGACCTTCTCGGCGTCGAACGCCGCGTCGATGTGTTCTGGAACTGGCGGCGCCGGCCGGTACGTCACCTCGGCCTTGGCTGCGATCTTCGGCGCGTGATGCGCAACGTCCTCTTCCCCACCGAAGAATGGGTCGAACGGCACGCCCGCGGCTTGCGCGGTCGCTTGGTCGGCCGGCCAGAGAGAGAGGTCGACCAGCGCCCGTCGGTACTCGACAGAGTTGGGGACTTCGATGACCTCGGGCGCGTGCTTGACGAACCCGCCATCGCGCCGGATGACCTTCTTGTCCTTGGTCGAGAACTCGACGTCGACGTACTCGCCACCGAGCTGCGAGTCGTGCTTCCAGCCGTGGAAGGATGCGGGCTGCCCCTGTTTGGCGGAGCGCTCGTAGTGCTGGACCATCGCCGTGCCTCGCGGCAGGACGCGCAACGTGTCTTGGGCCATGGGACGTGGGTCTCCGGGGCTCCCGCGGACTTGCGGGGCCGAAAGCGGGGCGCTCAGGCGGCGCGGGTTACGTGTGCAGCGCGGTGACGACCATTGCGAAGGTGCCGACCGCGTTGAGTTGCGAGGTCGCCGTGTACAGCCCTGGCGGCGCCGTGATGAAGTCTTGCAGGACGTCGCCGAACGCAGTGAAGACCCGGTCACTCCAGCCTGCGCCGATGCTGATGGATCGCTGCGCCTGGTACGAGTACGCGACCAGCAGTTCAGTCTGCCCCGTCGTGATCAGCGACGCCGAGGCGATGGGGCCTGAACTCGTGTTGCTGCCGCTCGCATCAAACGGCGTCGCCGACAGGTTGGCGTACTCGGCGATCACGAGCTCAGGCCTCGACACCGAGCCAGACCAGTTGACCACAACCGTCGTGGCGCCCGCCGGGACGTTGTAGGCGACGAATTGCTGGGCGGACGTCGCCCCCACCGCCGCGGGCTGCGCGTGGTACGTGTTCACGCCGTCCGTCACGCTTGTGACGGTGGCTCCCGGGGTGGCCCACCCAACGGACACCACAAGCGCGCTGCCCTTGGTGACGCTGACGCCGAAGGCCTGCGATAGCGTCGAGGCCGACCCCGTGTTGTTGTTCGACGTGCCCTGAAGGAACGTCGGGGCACCAAAGAAGAACCCCAGTGGGAAGTTGCTGGTCTGCCCGTCCGGGTTGAGGACGTTGATATCGACTGCACCCGAGCCCCCGACCGCTGGCGTCGCGCACACGATCGTGGTGCCGTCCGAGGAGACGTGGATGTTCGTGGCCGGCTGCGTGCCGATGACGACTTGCGCGCCCGGTAGGAACAGCGACCCCAGGATCGTGATCGTCGTGCCGCCAGCGATGGGCCCGACCGCAGGCGTGACCGACGTGATAGCCGGCGCCCGCTGCGTCGAGACAGCCATGAATGCCGGGACGCGCGTGCCGTCGGTCGCGACGAGATCGACGCTGATGTCGACGCCCGTGAACTGGTTCTGGGCGGCCTGGTACATGTCCCGCTCGAGGAACTTGCCGCTCATCAGCAAGTACGGGAAGACTTGGTTCCCGACGGGCAAATGGCCGAGCGAGCCGCGTTCAAATCCAATCTTCTGGACCGCCGCGAAGGAGAGGCCCCAAGGCGTCTGCCCGAGCGTGCCGCCGGGCGGCGTGTAGCCTGGGTCGAGCGACTGGACCGTCTTCTCCTTGATCGCCATCTCCACGGCGCGGAGGATGGGCAGCACGCTTTCCGCCTGCGAGGGCGTCAGCGGCGGCAGGATGTACATCAGGTCGAACGAGCAGTCGTCCGAGTAGTAGATCGCCGAGTGCTTCGTGTACTCCGCGCCCTTGCGGTAGACCGCGAGGCAGGGAAAACGGATGTACTCGCTCGGCAGGTACGGGACGATGTCGTAGGGGTACGCTTGCGCGACCGCGTCATCGATCGGGACGGCTTGGGTGTCGAGCAGGCCGGAGCCGACCAGCGAAGCGTCGACGAGCGCAGCGCCGGGGTAGCGCCGAATGATGTACGTCCAAAAATCGAGTGCGTAGAAAAGTACGGGGTCAGCTTTCTGGAGAAGCGGGAGATCGTCGTCGTTGAACGGCTGGAGGGCGCCGGCGATCTGGAAGTTGCGGCCGTCGAGGATCGGCTGGACCACGGACTACGCCCTCGCAACGGCTTCGTTTAGGTACACCTCGGCCGCATACGCCACGACCGTCTCAGCATGAAACAGCGCCTGCGCCATGAACGGACGTGGGCTCGTGCCCGGGTGGTGAACCCGCCGCCGGAACACCGCCTGACCGTTCGCGAAAAACCGCAGCTTGCCGCCGCTGCGCGCTGAGATGTCATGGGCGCGAGTCCCGTTCTCGAGTAGGCTCGCGGCTCCGCGCGCGACGACGCGGCCGCTGTCGCCCAGGACCGTCGCCTTGATGCTCTGGCGCGTTGCGCCCGTCTGGTCCTTGAAGAGCGTGGTCGATGCCGCGCTCGACTGGGCCGCGGTGACTGCGCTGAAGAGAATGGCGCGGGAGGCCTCCACGACGGCGGCCGACGTTCTCAGGAGGCCTTCGCGCGTCTTCTCGGTGCGGACATGGGCGGTCACTTGGCCGAGTCGACGATGCGCCGCAGCTGATCGCGCTCGGCCTCTAGCGCCTTGAATTCTGCGAGCCTGGCCTCGACCTCGATGAGCCTCGCTTTCGCGTGCGCAACGAGGGTGGCGGCGCTCGGGTTGACGAGCGGCGCGACTGGAACCGGGACCGGGTAGGGCACCGGGTATGGGACGCCGACCTGGGGGTAGATCGTCCACTGGTTGGAGTTGCATGGGCAGCAGCCGATCGCGTGCCATCCGTTGCAGACGGCGCACGCGTAGCACCCGATGGTCGTCGTCTGACCCGTCCAGATGGTGTTGTTGGCCAGCACCATGTAGTCGCCGCTCATTGCATCTCTCCTGTCAGTCCGAGGCCAGCTCGGGCCGTGCTGCGGCCGCCGACGCATCAGCGGAAGTCTTTGGGGGCGCGGTGATGCTCGCGATCTCCCGCGCCACCGCGTAGGCGAACTCGCGGTCGAGCACGTGCTGCGTAAGCGCCACCTGCCCGTTTGCCGCGGTCTGGAAGCGAAGCGTGACGAAGCGCCTGTCGACGTGCGGTTCGATGACCACGCGGGGCATCAGCGCGCCGAACGCGATTCGCGCCTTGCACTCGGTGCAGGTCAGAACGGCGTGGCGTGCGTCGATCTCGCAGTCGTCGGTGTGGCCGCAGGACGGGCAAGTCATCGAAGTCATGTGACCTGCGTGCCCTTCGCCCGGAGGATGAGGTAGATGTGAAGGGCCGTTTCCTCGAAGCCAATGCGCTCGTGGATCGAGCCTCCGGGAGGCAGGCCCGGACCCTTGACGAGCCAGAAGATCTCGGTCGGGACCGAGCCGACCTGCGGGGGATCAACGGTTGCGTCGCTGAAGCCACCGGCGGGGAGGATGCTGGCTAGGTAGGCCGGGGTGATGGGGCCGACGCGGAGGTCCAGGTCGCGGTAAAGCCCACCGCTCGCGATGATGTCCTTGTTGGACACGGCGCGGACGCGGACCGGTTGCTTGCCCAGAGGCGGGGGCAGGCTGTTGGTCAGCTGGACGTCCGGGCCGCCGTTGTTGTCGACGGACGTTCCGACCCCGACGCGCTTGCCTGACCAGCGCCGCTGGCGAACGAAGACGGAGTAGATCCGCAGGCCCATGAGGCCCGCGATGGCGCGCCGCGTGTCGAGAGCGACCTTGATCGCCGACGCAAAGGTCGTGGCGGCCACCTAGTAGAGCTCCACGCGCCCGCCAGCGGCCCTCTTCAGGTTCCGGAGGTTGGGGAAGCCCACCGCCTCGCCGAGGTCGTTGCGGGCCGCCTCGCGCTGCTGGATGAGCGATTCGTGGGTGTCGCGAGAACCGCGACGCGAACCAGTCGTACTGGACGGGTAGAGCTTGGCCTCGTCGGCTTCCTGGACACCCGCGGAGACCGGGGCCACCGAGCCGAGGAGCGATTCGATGAGGGCGATGCGCGCGAGGATCTCACGCACCACCTGCTCGCCGCCGGCCATGACGACGGGATAGGCGCCGTTCGCGCCGTGGGCATTCGCGAAGGTCGCCCAGGCCGTGGTCCCGGTGAGGATCTGGACCTGGACGACCTCTTGGGCTGGGCCGACGTCGACGGTGGCGAAGGAGCCGACCACGATGGCCGGGTTGGTTGTCCCGGCGACGAGCGGCACCGCAGCGAGCGCGATGCTCTGCGTCGCGCCGGCGACGACCGGCGTCGTCGACGTGGTCGACGGGTCGATGATGTAGGGCTGGATCGCGCGGTCGAAAACCGCCAAATAGGTTATGTACGGCTCCGCTCCGATGAGGGTGACCGACACACCAAGCTGGAACTTGATGCGGAGTACCTCTTCGGGGCGAAGCGCCATCGGCTTACGAGCCGAACAGGACGCGGTTCTTGAAGAAGTAGGAGACCGTCACGTTGTCACCGGCGCCGCCGGTGACTACACCGACCAGGACCGCGATGCGGATGAACGGGAATGCCGGATTCATGCCGGGGAACCCTTGCACCCACTGCGTGGTGATGAGTGAGCCCGTGCCGGCCGCGGCCTTCGTGACGTTCGCCGCCGCGTTGACGCCGACGTAGTCCACCCACGTCGTGGCCGCTCCGTCTGGGCTCACCTGCCACTTCGGGGTGGCCGTGATGGTGCTGGTCGTCAGGTCCGTTTCGATCAGCGCGTGCAGCGAATCCCACTCGATCTGGAGGCCAGGGTTCGCGCAGTTCAGCACGGCTCCTGCGGAACTGACAGTCGTGCCCGCGGTGATCGTGTTGAGCGCGATTTGCGTGCCCTTGTAGGCCGCGAACGGCGCGGTATACGCGACGCCGGCACCGGTGAAGTTGGCCTTCTTGAGCGTGTTGGCGAAAGACATGGAACTATCCCGTCAGCGCCCCGCACCGGGCGCGTAAACTGACCTCGGGGCGACACCAAACGCGCGGGCTTTACGCCCCGGCCCGCGCGCTATTCGGTGGATTACGATGTGTGAAGCTGGACCGCGAAGCGGTTGTCGAGCAGGCCGTGGGCGCTGTACTGCAGCCACACCATCTTCGCGTGCTCGCCGTAGTTGTCGTCCGTGGAGAACTGGACCTGGGGCAGCTGCCCAAAGCCCTGACCGACCATTGACGGGCCGACGATTACGCCGGTCGTGATGTTGACCCCGTTGCCGTTTGCGGCGACCTGATTGGTCGTGCTCTCGTAGAAGTCGCAGCCTGGGATGGTGCCGATGAAGGATCCGCCGAGGCCCACCGCGGTGCTGCCGGTGATCGGGTTCTTTCCGTTCACGTCGTAGCGGAAGTACGTGCCGACGAGGGGGTCTTCCTTGATCTGCCGCGCCTGGGTGGGCGACAGGAAGCCACGGTAACGCCCGTTCGGGAAGAGCGGGATGTTCGCGTTCTTCAGGGTCTCGATTCCGCGGAAGAGCATATCCCCGTCGCAGGGCATGTCGTTCTGCGCGGTCGACTGGCTGTCGGCGGTGAAACCGTTCGGCCAGAGCGTGGTGGACCCGGATGCGAAGAACAGCGAGTAGACGCTGTCCAGCCACTTGTCGAAGTCGCGCTGCATGTGCAGGCCGACATAGTCGACGAGGCTGTGCAGGGCGACGGACGTGTCGAACTTGTCGAGCGCGAAGGGCGCGACGGCATTCTGCACGACCGCGTCGTACGGGCCGCCGTAGCGCTTGAGGGTGAGCGTTACCTGCTCGGAGCTGAGGTCGATCGGGGTGACCGAGATCTGTGTGCCGCTCGTGATCTCGCGCGATCCGAGGGTGAACCCGCCGCTGCCGTACTTCGGGCGGTTCAGTCGAACGGTGTGGCCCGGAGCCTTGCCGATCTCCGCGACCGTGGCGATCGACTGCGTCGACATGGGGTCGGGCGAGGCGAGCATGAGCCTGGCGCCAGCCTGGTACTGCGCGGCCGAGGGGCCCTGCGACTGAACGCCGCGCTGGGCGCTGATGCCCGCGAACCCCCCGGGAAGGGAGACCGCGAGGGCGCTGCCCAGGGACATCTTCGCCAAGAAGGCGTAGACGTACTGCGGCTCGGGCTGAACGAGCATGCGGGCGCTCGTCGTGTCGTAGAACTCTTCAGCAAGAGAAGCGCGATTGATGATTGCCATCCGGGGGTCCTATTCGTAGGTGCGAACCCGCCAGATGCGGGCCGTCGTTATCGTTTCGAGGCGAGTGTCAGGAGCTCCGCCTCGTTCTCGAGGACGAAGAACAGTTTTGCGGCTTCGCGCTGCGTCGGGTCGGAGATGGCCTTGATCTGCGCGTACCGCTCGGATACGGGCAGCTGGGCCTGCGTGGTCGACGGAGCCGGGGCGCCGGGAGGCGCCGTGTTCGCGGGCGCCGGGTTGGTGGCCACCGCGGCGGGCGTATCCTTGGGCTTGTCGGCAGTCGCGGGGGCGGCCGTTGCCGCTTGCGTGGCTTTGCCTAGCGCCCTCATGGCCCCGATCTGCCGAAGCTGCTCGGCCGGGTCTTCTCCCGCCAGAGCCTTGACGATGTCGCGGGTCTTGTCGTCCAGGGACTGCATCTCGAGATCGGCGTAGGTCTTGATCACACCGACTTTCGACTCGAGATCGGCCAACTTCGCCTTCGACTCGTTCGCGTCCTTTTCGGCCGCGCGCCGTCGCTCTTTCTGTCCCTGGATGTTCTTCTTCGCCTCTTGGATGGCGGAGGCTGCCGGAATGTCCTTGGGCGCCTTGACCCCGAGCTGCTTGAGCACCGATCGGCGCTCTCGCTCTAGCCGATCGCTCATGTACGGAGGGTCTTTGACGACCGTGGACGCCGGGGCTGTGGCTGCGGCCGCAGCGGCTGCAGCGGGCGTGGCTGCGGGGGTCGTGGCTGACGCGTCAGGCGTCGTCGCCGTCGTGGCTTCACTCATGGTGTCTCCGTGGCGCGCCTACTGGCGCGGTTTTCTTTGCCGCGTGGTACCGGACGCGTGGCCGTAGGGTAGTGAGCCGGGTTGGCGATTACGCTGCGGTGAAAGAGATGGCGATCTGGGCGGCGCGCTCCCATGTGGCCGTGGTGGTGGTGATGGCGGAGCCGCCGGCGGGGAGGCTGAACAGGTTCAGCGTCACGTTGCTGGAGGATACCGCCGCGCTCTGCGCGTAAATCAGCGGACCGTTGGTGGCCACGGACTGGTTGCCAGGCGCCACGTTCGGGGATCCGGCGACGCCTTGGATGGTGTACGCCTTGCCGTCACGCGCGCGGGTCGAAAGAATGGAGGCCAGCGTTGCGCTGGTCGAGACCCCGCCGTCCGTCCCGCCGCCGCCGAGAGAGACGGTGTCTGCGCCGCCTGTGTAGACGGTGCCGGAGAGATCAAAGGTGACCGTGGCGATGCCACCCCTCTCGGTGCCCATCGGGAACTCGTCGAACCGGATGCTCTTGACGTTTGCGAACTTGGTAGCCATTGGGGATAGTCCTGAAATCGCTGCTGCGTACGCGCGCGGGCGTACGGCGCCACCATGGCCACCGTCGTTTCTGCGCGTTCGGATGTCTTGTTACGTCGAGACGATCGCGCCCTTGATCACAATTTCGACGGTCTTCGTGGCTGTCAGGGCGCTGACCTGGGCGCGTAGCAGTGTGCCCAGGAGGCCCACGCAAACGCCGGGCGGGATCTGCTCTGGCTGAAGAAACTGTGTCGTGCTCAGGTAGGCACTGACGAACTTGGTCGGCGTCGTGCCGGCCGTATCGAGCACGAACAGGCCACCGGTGGAGTCGTTGCTCGAGAGGGTGATGTTGGTGATCATCAGCTTCTCGGTAGCCTTGAGCGTGTACGCCGTGGAGCCCATCGGCACGAAGACGGGCACGTTCGTCGGCGTGGCTGCGCTTGTCAGACTCAGGTAGCCGATGAACGGCGTGCCGCTTAGCGACTTGATCGCCATCAGCTGGCCTTCTTCTGTGCGGGCGTGGGCGGCGGCTTCACGGGCTTCGGTTCAGCCCAAGAGGCTTCTCCGTCATTGGGGCACGTGGGCGCGTCGAACGGCTTTCCGCAGACCTGACAGGTCTTCATTGCGCGACTCCCATGTGCATGACGTTGGTCTCGATCTGGGCCTTCGCCTCTTCGCTCTGCGCGACCCGCAGCATCTTCACGAGCTTACGGTGCTCCAGTTTCATGGCCTCGAGCCGAGCGATCTCCATCTCCAGGAAGTCGCGCCGCTCGCGCATGCGGGCGATGACGTCGAAAGGTTCTGGGAAGGCCCGCGGCGGTGCCGATGGTGCCGCCTTGGGGGTGAGTCTGCGATCGGCCGGGACGATCCTGGCTGCGGGTTGGCTCAGTGGCTCCACGTCGCCCGTCGATTCGCCATTCTCGTCGCGGCCCTCGTTGAAGTCGGAGGCCGTCAGGTACGGGTCGACGTAGGAGCACGTCTTGCCCTGGCATTTAGCCGCCAGCCGCCCCCCCTTCTGGGAGCCCGGGTCGTCGACGAGCTCGAACGACGGCGCGCCGTGCCACTGGCACAGGGGGCAGATGAACTCACGAGCCATTGGCGACCGCCCTTCTGTCCGACTCGCGGTATCCGAAGGCCGCCTGTAGCGCCTCCATTACGTCCTTCAGGCGAACGCTCTCGTGTCGCGAACGAACGCCCCACAGCGTCGTGTCCCACACGTAGCTGTATCTCGCCAAGAGCCCCTGCTGCAGCTGCAGCGCGAGGTCGGTGGTGTCCTGGGACCACGTAAGCCAGATGAAGCCCTTGGGGTCGGCTCCGGGCACCGGAACAGGCAGTCCGGGAGTCTCCATCGAGACCGCAATGGCCAGCATGAGCGCCTCGGACCAGAGACGGACCCCGATCGGTAGGGCGCCGACCTGTCCCGGGGTCGCGGAATCCAGCACGTCCACGTCGCGATCCCACCCCGGCCGGCTCGTCTTGTCAGCCAGCTTGCCCATTTCCGCGTGCAGCATCGAGAGCCACGGCGGGAGCGGTCGTCGCCCAGCCTCCTTGAGTATAGGGGAGTCGATCACGACGCCTTCTTCTGCTTTTGCAGGCCGAGCGGCGCGAGCGCGGCTGGCTTGGCGGCATTCGGTGCCGGCTTGGAGGCCCCCGCTGCGCCCGGTTTGGGTGGACCGGTGACCGACGCCATCTTCTGGGCCTGGTCAACAGCTTTCGCGGCCTTGTCGTCGGCCTCTTTGTCGAGCGCGTCGACGTACTGATCGGTGTTGCCGATCTCGAACACGTCTTTCACGTGCTCGACGGCCGACTTCTTGGTGATGATGCCCGCGGTGAGGGCGCTGGTGGCGGTGGCGGCTCGCGTCGCCTCGTCCACGTCGGACGGCTCGAACATCGCGCCCCACTTGATTTTCAGCTGAGGGGCGATGAACGCTTGCTGGCCCCCGTCGAACTTGACCAGAAACTTCTGCAGGACCGGAACGGCTTTGGCGATGCCTGGAACGTAGAGCTCGGCTGGGTCCTTGGCGAGCATCATGCGGTAAACGAGTCCGAGGGAAGGCAACAGGCACCGGCGGCCGAAGTTGTCGCGGTCCTCGTTGACCGCGTTGACCTCGGTGGCGAAGATGAACGCGAGCGTCTTGCCGCTCACGTCGCCGGCGCCGGTCAACTGCTCCGGATCGAGCCAGACGTACTGGAGATTCTCGCGGGTCTTGCTGCAAACGTCCGCGGCATGGGCGCTGACGGCCTCGAGCGCCCCAGGGGGCAGTGTCAGGATCTGGACCTTGGCGCTGGGGTCTTCGACGCGCAGCAGCTCACCGGGGCCGATCCGGATGGCCTGCTTTCCGTTGGATCCGTAAAGCGCGTTGTCCCACTCAGTCTTTGGCTGACCCGGGATCGCGGGGCTTCTGGCCGTGCGGGCCAGAGTGCCCATGGGGTCGGCCTGGCTGACGCCCGTCGCGACACGCACCGGATCGCCGGTGTACATCGCCGCCAGGTGTCGGGACGACAGTGCGTGGTTGATTCCGTCGACGTCGGTGAACATCCCGTCGTGAATCGCGGCCCCGTCGTAGCTACCGACCGCGTAGCTCGTCTTCCCTCGCGCGTACCAGGCGACGGGGCAAAAGCCGAAGCCGTGAGCGATGACGGTGTCGGCCGTCTGGCTCGGATCGACGTCCTCGATGTCCCACACCTCTTTCGCAACGAAAGTCGTGTCGGTCTTCGCGTCAATGACGCGCCGGTACTCCTTGACGAGCGGCGCCCACTGCATCGACGTGAGTTGCGCGTCGCGCCAGTATTCCTTGAAGCGAAACCGGATCTCCAGAGAGACCACGGTGTCCGGATCGTTCGGGTCGAACGTTGGCGTACAGATGGCCGGCCATACCGTGTCGATGTATGGCATGCCCCTGCGCATGCAGCCGATGAGGGCAACGGACCGGCTGGCGAGCGCGATCCGCATCGCCTCGCGGAGGCACGCGGCGAGCCCGCAGACGTCAAAGAGCTTGGCGTTGAACTGGTCGAGCGTCTCGCTGGACTTCTGATCGAGTCCGAACCGAGGGTCGAACTTAGAGTCGTCCTCGCTCGACTGCGACAGGATGACCGGGAACCGTGTGCCGCCCATCGCCAGCGCCACGCGGCTGCGCACGGCGGCCTTGACGATCTTGTAGTTGATACAGGGTTTGCGCTCGAGCCGCGGCGTGTCGCCGTTGACGTCGAGGTAGGGCGGCTTGCCGTCGTCCTGCGTACCCTCGTAGTAGGCCTGGAGTCTCTCGAGTTCGCAGGCCCGCGGCGTCTTGCCCGCCACGACGAGTTTGTCGGCCTCGCTCTCCGTCAGCTTGCGGCGACGGGATGCCGTGACGGGCACCGCCATGGTTCAGCCGACGCCGTAGCCGGTCACCAGGCGCCGCTCGGGGCCGCCGAAGTGCGTGAACAGGGCGTATCTGGTGGCGTCCATGGCGTGGTTGTTCTTGTCCTCGATGTCGTCGAGCACGCGTTCCCGGTTCTTCGGGTCCCGCTTGCGCCGGTACTCGCTGAACTCGCGGATCGTGTTGGTGCAGTTGGGGCTGATGTACAGCTGGGCCCATCGCTCGCCGTCGTCTCGCTCTCGCACCAGAAGCGCGTCAGCGACCGTCGCGACCCCGTCCTCGATCGAGTTGTCGGCTTGCACGATGCGGACGCCGGCCTCGTGTTTCACCGCGGCGATCGACTGAGGTCGGCTCGGATCGGCGTACCAGCGAGCGCCCGGGTAGAGCGTGTCGACCTGGATGGAGATCTCTGCGATCTGAGAGTCCGTCTTGTGGACGATATACCACTCCGCCAATTGGTGGATGGTGACGTCTCGACCGCTGCCCGCCAGCCCGTAAACGTTGATGACCGCAGGATCCTCGAACCCCCAGTCGACGCCCACGATGTGCTCTCGCCAGACGATGTCCGGCGGAGGCTTCCTGACGTGGAAGTCTTCGCGGAAGTGCGGGTAAACCAGGCCCTCGGCCGCGTCCCAGTTGCACAGGTACTCGCGCTCGAAGAGCTGCGGCGTGAGCTCCTTGCGCTCCTTGTCGAGCTTCTTGCGGCTGACGAAGTGCGGGAACTCGTAGCTGGTCGCGTGGCTGAAGGCGTGGCGCTCGAACTCGTGCCCGTCGTTGTCCAGCAGCTTGCCGTTCGCGCGCGCCCAGGTTCGGTACAGCAGGCCGTAGCGCCCCTTCTCCGGGGTGCCCGCAATGAGCTGGATGTCGAGCGAATGCGGCTCGGTGAGCCAGGGGCCACACCGCGCGTCGATGACCGACGTGTCGATCTGGTCACACTCATCGACGCAGATGATGTCGCACCGGAGACCCTTGATCGACAGGGCCTGCGCGGCGCTCACCCACTGGATCCAAGACCCGCCGGGGAAGTTGGTCCGCCACGTCGTGCGGTCCGTCTTGCCGCGGAGCATCGACCACTCGTTGGCTAGCTCGGACAGAAACAGGCTCGCGTGAACGCGTTTGGCCGCGTTGAGGTCGGCCATCAGCAGCACGATACGGACGCCAGGGAACGGGGAGCCCGTCCGGTAGTGCCCGTCCCACTGAGCGACCAGCAGGTACCACATGAGCCGAATGAACTGGCTCTTACCGCCACCGCGGCCCCAGCCAATCCCGACGGTCATGCCGGGCTGCAGCGCCTTGTACGCCTCGAACTGGGGCGTCTCGAGCGAGAACTGCACCGCTAGGCGCTGGGAAGTCTGGCGCCCCCGAAGTTGGTCATCCGAACCTCGGTCATCGTCTGGGACGACGGGAATGGCGCGTCGAGAAACTCGATCGAGCACGGCTCGTTCAGGCGCTCGGAGAACATCTTCGCCGCGGCCGCATGCACGCGCTCACGGTTGCCGCTCTCAGTGTCGTCCCAGTGGGTAACCTGAAGGCCCGTGGGCTCGTGTAGCCACACCTTGCGGACCGTGTCGAGTCTGAGCTTGCAAACGCGCATCGCTACCTCTTTTGCGCCTGCGGTGCGGGCATCGCCTTGCGCACCGGAGAGGCGATGATGGGCTTGGTCACAGCGACAGGCTGGCGGATGTCCGAGGCTGTCGCCTGGGTGGCTCCGCGCATCGCGTAGGCGTGACGGTCCGAGCAGAACCGGCCGCAGTAGGCGCTGTCGCCTCGCGCCAGCCAGCCGCTCATCGTGAAGATTTTCTGAACGTCCGGCGACCACTCGCCCGCAGCGTCCCGGACCTGCGTCACCGCGTCGAACTTCGCCTTGCACATGACGCAGGTCGCGTCGGCGACCCGGGTGCCATCGGCGTTGTTGTGGAAGGAGATCATCGGTAGGTTCGCATCGGCTCCGCCGTCTCCAGCAGTCCGCTCATGAACAGCGGCCGGTGGGGCCGCGTGGGGTGCAGTTCGACCAGCGCGAGCGTGAGGCGGGCGCCAGGCCGAAGGCCTGAGGCGTGCTCCGCGACGTCAATCTCGCCGAGCGTCTGGCCGTCGAGGTATAGGCGGGCTTTCACCAGCCCTCACATCGCCAGGCCATCTCGAGCTGGGCGCGCCATGACAGGCCGGACACGCGAGCGCGTGCCCTGAGCCAGTCCAGGAACGTTGCGCGGAACGGGGCCTCGAGCTCTTGGATCGTCATACCGTCTCGTCCGGGAATCCAAGGTCGCTCGGAAGCAGGCGCCAGCGGCACTTCCACTTGCCCGTCTTCCGATCGATTCGTATGCGGCGTACCTCGCCCTTGACGAGATCGGGCCAGTCGCCGTCGCCCTGGTCGGTGTCGCGGGCGCATTTGCCCATGTCGCCGCCGAGGTTGCTGAACGCGGGCGACGAGTTGTCCACGTGCCCGACGAGCAAGACCTTCTTGACCTCGCCGTGCATCATCATCTCGAGCAGTCGGTCCTCGAGCGGGCGGTTGGGCGCGATGTCGTCGATGACGTTCACCTGGAACAGCATCGTTGCGCCGAGGATGTCAGCCGTCTGGCTGGCGCGCATGAGCGGCGAGGCGAAGCCCACGTTGGGGACCTCACCCGCGGCCACCATGGCGTCGGCCACGGCCTGCACGAGCTTCTTGCCTCGCGGGAGCAGGGGCCTCTCGCGCTCCTGCTTCGGGTCGTCCACCGTGGGGCCCGCGGGGCCGTGCCTCATGAAATATAGTTTCATGAGGGTTCTTCGGGGGGCTCGTCGGGTGGGAGGACCTTGATTTCGATTCGCTGGGGGGCGCCGTCTCCGTGCTGCGCTGGCGCATCGATGTCGATGCCCTTGAACCGCGCGGCGAGCTCCGTGGCCTTCAGCGCCGACGCGAAGTCGGGCAAGCCAGTGATCTCGTTGCACATCGCCAGCGCTTCACGCTGGATGCGCTCGCAGAAGAACGCGTGCGACACGCGGGCCGCCTCGAGCTCGTTCTGGTCAAGCCGCAGGCGTCGACTGGCCTCGGCCGAGTGGGCCCGCACCGACACGTCCGAGATGCCCCAGGCTTCCATGAGCGTCTGGCGCGTCGCGTAGCCGTTCCAGAGCCCCTTGACCATCAGAAGCATGCAGTATTCGACGCGCTCGGCGACCGAGGGCTTGGGCCCGGGCGGTGGCGGCGGCGCCTCTTGCTCGCCGTGCAGGCGCCGCTCAAGGCCAGCGACCGAGGCCTCCGCTCTATCACGCGCGCGTGAAGCTTTGCGTCGCGGCTTCTTTCGAGGCGAGTCCCCGCCGGGTATGTCCGACATCGCCGCGCTCTCGATTCAAGCGCAGCTCGTTTTTACCGTGACTCCTACTGCCAGGCTCGGGCGCGCTGTGGGCGTCCTGGCGTCACGTGTTGGTTTCAGGCTCTCGCGAGCCCGCCGGTCTCTGCTGCTACCGCTCGCATCCACCGCCGCACCGTATCGGACAGCAGGTGGTCTCGTGCGTACTCTTGGCACTCCGCGTCGCCCTGCCACCCGAACTCATAGACGACTTCGGGGTGGGCCTTGGCGAGGCTGGGGCGATTGAGACTGTCCCCCATACCCTATGGGCTACGCGGTGCTTCGGGGTCCGTGGCCCGCTTCGGCTCTCGCTCTCCGTGGAAACAAGGCTCCTGACTGAGATCGCGCACGCGCGCGTATGGGTGGCCGTGTTGCCTTTAGGCAACTAACTATTTTCGCTTGCTGCGCTCGCGCTCGCGTCGCCTGATGTCGACCAAGTCTCGAGAAATCCCGTCGATTCGTTTGTCCTGCCCCGTGTAGGCAGATTCGAGTAGCTCGATGCGGTTGATCGCCTGGGCAAGCAACTCGTGCAGATCGGGTTCGGTCACGTGGGCCAAGCGTTCCGCGTCGGCCATGAGCGCCCGGCCTTTTCGCCAGACGGTGGGCTCCCCGTGCTCGAGTTCGATGCGCCGGAGCCACTTGTAGGCATAGGCGCGGTGCCATCCTCGGGCTTTGGCGATGTCGGCGACCGTGACGACGGTCACGGCTGCTCCCGAATCGCCGCCCTGTACGCGTGCGCTGCAGCGACGATGAGGTGCTCCGCCGCTCGCCCAAGCTCGGCAACCAGGCGCCGCTTGCTCGCATCCGCCGCCACGTTGCGGGCCTTGAGCGATTCGTCGGTGTCCCCTGGCCGTCGGCGCCTGTCGACCAGCAGCATTGCGTCCAGCGCGGCCCCTGAGCCCCCTGAGGCGTCGACGTAGCGAACGACCCTGCGGTACTCGAGGTCGACGTCCTTGGCCCAGGTGCCGCGCGCTGGGAGCCCCGGGGGCATGTCGCCATACAGCGCGTGCAGGATGATGACCGAAGGGTTGCGCGCTCGCCCCATGGCGCAGAGGGCCCGCCAGCACCGGAGGATCTTGATCCGGTCGTCGAGCTTGCGGTCGGCCCAGCGCTCGATCGCCGACATGGCGCCGGCGTCGAACACCTGGGCGACGGCCTTGGGAACCGCCGTCTGCGGCTCCTTGGATGCCGCGCGCCGACGCGCCTGGGCGGGGGTGTCGGGCTGGCCTTGGCTCGCGATGGCCGCTCGCATCGCCTCGAAGTTGCTGGCCAGGCCGATCTCCGAGTCCCAGTCGGAGAAGACGTAGGATATTGTCCGCGATTCGTCGGTGGTCAGCCGGATCCGCGTCGCCGGCTTGTGGTCTTCGTAGCTCTCGGCCTGCCCACCGTCCCCTCGACGGGGGCGCGTGACTTCGACAACAGCCATGGTCTCCGCTTTCTGCCCGAGGCCAGCTCGGACGCATTACCCGACTCTGGATCTATTGAGTGGCTGGGGACTTCGAGCAAGCGCATCGGGTCATCCAACCCGCCTACCCTGCGCCGCATGCCACCCACACAGCCCACCGCACCCCTCGGCCACCGGCCGACCGCACGTCCCTCGACGGTTCCGTGTCCCGGTCCGCACATGCGCCGTGCAGCCTGACGCCACCCCGTGCCCCATCAACGCCGACTCGATGATCGACGCCGTCAACGGCCTCTCTCGATGCCTCCGCGGCTTGGGCGCACCGACCACAACCCGCCGGCCCTCCTTCGCCGCCGCGTACTGCGCCCGACGCTCGGCGTTGAGCTCCTGCCGCCTCTCCATGTCCGCCATTCGCTCCCGAATCGGCGGCAGGCCGCCCCCCGCAGCCGCGAACGCCTCGGCCTCGATGCGCCGCGCCTCGTCGTCGGCGAGCTTCGCTTTCCAGTGGGCCTTTCCCGCGGCCGCCGTCCCCGGCGGGAATCCAAAGAATCGGTCGACCGCGTCTGGGATCCAGCAGCGCTCGATCAGCAGGTGACACAAGTCCGCCCTGGCGTGGATGGCCTCGGGCGTCTGGCCACGCAGCACGGTGTGGACGAGAAGGCGGTGCTTCTCGGCCAGCACCTCGACGAGCTGGGCGACGACGGGGCGGGTGCCGTAGGGTCTTTCGAGATCGGGGTGGCTCATCGCGAGCCCGGGGGCTTCCGTGGCAACAATCCCGGATCGAGACTCCACGCTGGTACGAAACGTTGCTCCGGCCTCGGCACATCCCACCCCTTCGGCTTGACCCTCTTGGGCCTTCCGGGCTTGCCGCGCGTCTCGGGGATCTCGGTGTCCAGATCGGGGTCGTCGGCGTCCGATGTGAGCGGGACGTCGTCGAGGTTGAGGGCGTCGTGGTTCATCGATAGCCCCTACCCAGTATCTGATAGCAGCGCGCCCGAAGTTGGGCGTCCGTCTCGCCAGGCGTTCTCTCGATGCCGACGTACTGCCTCGCGTTGATCGTTAGGAAGCCGCCACACCAGTACGGGTCGGCGTCCTTCTCAACATCACTCCCCCGATTGTCGTACGCCTCGCACGCGGGGCAGTGGCACGCGGGGTCTTCGTGGGGGCGTTTCATTGCGATCCCTTCCATGCCTCAGATGCCTCCAGTCTCACGATGAACGCTTGGATCTTCTCGCCAGCGACGCGCTCTAGTCCGAACGCGCGACTCATGATCTGCATGTACCGCTCGGACATGCGCGCCGCGAAGGCCATGCAGACACTGCATCGGCAGTCTGGGGCTTCGTGGGGTCTTTTCACGATCTCGCCTCCATCCCCGCCTGGTCAATCTGCAGATACGTCTCGCCGCCGACGGTGACCTCGCGCATGGGCAGGGCGGCGATGGCGCGGTCGATCGCCTCCTGCGCGCGCTGGTAGCCGATCCAATTCCACATGACGCAGCCGAGCTGGCAGCGGGACGCGAGGCGCGCGGGGACTTGGGGCAGCGTGAGGCGCTCGTATCTCATGACTCCGCCTCCTCGAGTTCCGTCCCGCAGATCGGGCAATACTCCGCCTCGGCCTCGACGTACTCCGAGTCGCCGTCCCACACGTAGACGGTGACGCGGACGGTGTGGCCTTCCTGGCAGCGGGTGACGGGGTGGTGGCTCATACGGCCTCGATTCTGATGTTCACTGCGTACTCCTTGGCCCCGCCCGCGCTCTGGCAGACGACCCACTCGATGCGCGGGTCGTTGTCGTCGACTCTGAACGCGTCGGCAATCCCATCCCTGACCGCCTTTGCTGATCCGACCGCGTTGTCGCTGTCGAGTCGGCGCGGAGCGATGCGCGTGATGGTGACTCGCAGCGGGGTGGCGGCGTCCAGCGACCACGCGGTGCTCCACGACTGCGGACGCGCTCCCATCACCTTCGACAGCACGTGGGCGCGGGCTGTCTCGCGCTGCATTCGCGCCCGCTGCTGGCGGCTTCTCCAGTGCGTGTGAGAGTTCGCTTCGCTCACGAGACGCAGGCCCGGGATCGTGATGTCGAGGAGCGGTCTAGGCGACATTCGCCACCCCCTCCCGCCTCTCGGCCCGGCGCACCTTCTGCGCCGCCCGATGGTCCCCAAGGCACCAGCTGCATCGGGTCTTACTCTCGAGCGCCGCCACGCCGCAGTAGCCGCAGAGGCCCGAGGCGATGCGCTGGCGCCAGACGCGGTTGGCGCGATCGCGGAGGCACGTCCAGCACTGGGGCCCTGGCCTGTCGCGTCGCCGGCGAGCGTTGGCCTTCGTGTAGGGGTGGCCGGAGGGGCAGGAGGTCATTGGGCGGCCCTCCGCGCCCGCTGCGCGATGCGTCGCCGCTCGAGCGCCTCCGGGGTGCCGTCGCTTCGGTTCTTGGGGCCGTTGGCCCAGCGAGCCCGTCGGCGGGCGTTCTCCTGGTCGTTGTGCTCCTTGCAGAACCGAACCACCACGGCGGGGGCGCCGCAGACCCTGCAGCGGCCGGACAGCTTGAGGTTGAGGTTGTAGCGATGGCGGCGGCCTATTTTGAGGGTGGCGTTCATGCGGCTCCGCGTTTGGCGAGGGCAGGCAAGATGTCTTTCAGGGCCTGAGCTGCCGGTATGGCCTTCTCCTGGTGCTCGCGATCGCTCTGCTGTCTGCGCGCGCGGTCGGCGCGGACCGTGGGCCCGTCGTACGGGTTTGCTAACGCGGGGATGGCCTCAGGACTGTTCATCCAGTCGGCGAAGGTCAGGGCGCTCAGGGTCTTGCCAGCGCGCGCCTTGGCGAACGCTGAGCCCCTTGCGCGGGCCCATTCGGTGATCTCCGTCCCCTTCGGGCAGTGAGCCTCGAGCGTCTCGACGAGCGTTCGTCGTTGTCCGTGCGTCATGCCCGAGAACGGCTTTCCGGTGAATGCCTTGACGCCTTCGACCCATGTGTCCGCACACATACCCATGGCGTCGTGCGCAGTCCTGATGGGCATCGTCCCGGACTCTGCCGGCTCCGGGGTTGGGGGCTCCCCCTGGACCCCCTCTCCGAGATCAGGAAGAGGAGAGGAGAGGCGCGCGTGCGCGCGCGGGTCCGTGACGCCCCGTGACATGTCACGATCCAAACCGTGACTGTCACGCGTGACGTCACGATTCGCGTCACGCTTTCTCTTCTCCTCGTCACGCCTCCTCTGCTGCCTCTCCGCCGCGGTCCTGTCGGCCGGGTTCCACTTCTCCCACTCCGTCACCACAAGCACCCTTTTCCCGTCGATCTCCTGGAAAGAGAGCATCGGGGTGGGGCCGTCCGTGAGCGTTCGGAGTGCCTCGACGACCTCTCGTCGGTTGCCACCGAGGATGTCGCAGACGCCGTCGAGACCACCCATACCGATCGGTAACGGGATGACTCCGTGAAGGCGACGAGCCTCTTGGCTGAGCTCCATGTAGATGAAGCGCGTGGAGCGCGGGAGCCCCCGCTTGTCGCCCTGGCGGAGCTCTCTGTGGAATCGGACCCAGTCGCTCAAACAGCCACCCTCCTCAACCCCCCACCACACCGCCAGCACGCCACGACCGCCTCAAGGCTCACGCTCTCCGTCCCGCACGCGTCGCAAGCCCACGACGCCGTCTCTGGCGCGGGGGCCGGCGCCCGCGGCTCCCCACCCACGATCCACGGCGTTCCGAACTCCGACTTGACGCATCGGCAGTACGCACACCGCTCCCCGGCCGCGGTCTCCGGGCTCTTGCAGCCGCACGCAGGGCAGCACGCCGGATGGATGCTCTGATGGCTCATGCCGCATCTCCAAACAGCTTCCGCTGCTTATCGAGCAATGGCAGGCACGCGGGCGAGAACCATATGCACTCCTCCGCGCTCGTCTTGTTCCCCGCGTACGTCATCCGACAGCGGTCCCAGTTGTGCTGCACCCAGCCATCAAGCTCGTAGTCACCGCGGTGCCCGCAGAGCGCCACGCGAAGCGACGCATTCTCGCGTGCCCATGCCTCGGCCTCGGCGGCGACTAGCGCCTCACCCGCCCCGTACAGCTTCTCGAACGCCTTGTACGGAGGGTCGAGGAATACCGCGGTGTCGGCCCCTCCGTAGTGCGAGTTTAGGCACCGGTCCCAGGCTCCGTGGACGACACGGACGCGCTCCATCCGGTCGGCGAGCTCCCGGAGCCACCGCATCGCTACATGTCCCGAAGAGGTCCAGAGATCTGGGCCCCTCCCTGCGTCGCTGACATGCGGGACCTTGCCGGTGGCCTGGATGCCCCTCCCTGCGTTGCCGACATGCGGGACCTGGCCGGTGGCCTGGATGCCCCTCCCTGCGTTGCCGACATGCGGGACCTGGCCGGTCCATTCGCACCACCCACTGCCGATCCAGGAGCACTGACCCCAAAGCCACCAGCCGGCGAGCTTGGCGTCCCCGGGCCAGTTGGGGTCCTGCAGCTCGGCGCCAACACGATCGCGCTCGCCCATCATCCAGACGTGGCGCGCGCCGAGGTCGACGTGGGAGACGGGATAGTCTGCCCATCGCGCGACCTCCTCTGGCTGAGCCACGGTCGCGCGCCAGAAATTCGCAATGAAGCCGTTGGCGTCTCCGATGACCTCTAGCGAGGCAGGCTCCGGCGCTGAGAGGAGCACCGCGGCGCTGCCGCAGAACGGCTCGATGTACTGCTTGGGGCGCCCGAAGGCGCGCCAGACCGTCTCGGCGATCGTGCGCTTGCCGCCGAAGTACGGGAAGGGGGCGCGGAGAGGTTCGGTCACAGCCACGGCCTCACCGCGTTAGCAAACGCCATCAAGGCCACGAACGCCCCGACGATCAGCAGGCTCACCACGAGCTCCCGGACCCATGCATCGGAATCTCTCCGGGCCGCGGCCCGGATGGCTGCCACACTGGCCGCCTCGCACTCTGAACACACGAACTCCGGCTCCTTCAGCGCGCGCCGCAGGCGCAGGCACACCCTGCAGGTCGTGAAGAGGTGGATCGTAGCGCCGGCGTCGGGTTGGGTGATGGGGTGGGGGGTCACTTGGCGGCTCCGAAGAGGGTGGTTTGGCCATCCAACACCGTGTCGGCGGTCCTCGAGACCGGCGTCGTCTGGCTCGGCGTGTCGGCAGCCGATGGGGATCGGTAGCCGCGAAGCGATGAGCCCGACCACCGCCCCGGTTGCGGCTTGCGGTGGCTTCGTGGACGGACTCCGGTGACGATGGCGTTTGCCGGCTCAGACATACCCTGACGGCGACAGGCCTCGACGAAGATGGGAAATGAAAACATCTCGTCTTTGGCGCTAGGCCCCCTGGGGCCACGCTTTCGTACCAGGACGACGTTGCGCCCATACAGCGGCTCGTAGACGCCCTTGTGAGCCCCAGCCAAGATGTCCCACAGGGTCCATCCACCAACAATTCGGCCCCTACTCTCGAGGAGGAACGCGCGCAGCCGATCCCACTCGGCCTTAGCCGCCAGAGACTCTTTGCTGCCAACCCGGGCGAGCCACTCCAGCGCCGTCTCTTCGTCAGAGAGCTCCGCATGACGATCCAGCGTCTCCAACCAAGCGAGGACCTCCTCAGTCTCCCAGAACCACTCCTTAGTTCCTCTAACCTTGTACTGCGCAAACCTTCGGTGGAGCGCCGTCTCCTCTGGCCTGCCTCCGGGCATGGTGTGGAGCACCCTAAGGAGGCTTGCGTGTCCCGTGGCGAGGCCGCGGCGCCGTTTCTCCACCGGACCTGAGGTCAGACCAATCTTTACTTTTCCGGGGTCTCCTTGCATGACGTAGATCAACGGGCCTTTCCGGGCGTCATCGCGTTACTTCACTCCGAACATGGGCACCTGCTTCGCCCGTACAGAATTCACCGAATCCCCCAGCGCTTCCGCCGCCAGCCGCTCGCGAGCCGTCGCCGCATGATCCGGCATGCGCTCGATCCCGATGAACCTCCGTCCACGACGGAGGGCCGCCACCCCAGTGGTTCCCGATCCCGCGAACGGATCCAAAACAACCTCCCCTGGCTCGGTGAAGTCTTGGATCAGGTCGAGCATCAACTCGACCGGCTTCTGCGTCGGGTGCACGCGGCTGCCTCTCTGGCCTAGCCGGTTGGCAACAATCGGGTGGGCGTAGATGCCAACCTTACCGCCACCGTTCCACCGCTTGCGCCCGGGCGGGTGGGCGACCGTGATGGCCTCGACGCCGACGGCGGGCCGATCTCCTGTGAACTGCGGAGCTCCGCCGACGCGAACCCAGAAGCACGACCGGACGTGCTGCAGCCCAGAAGACTCCAGTGAGAGCCGCCACTTCCACATCGAATCCTCGTCGGAGAAGACGCAGACCCAGCGCCGAGCAAGGCGAGAGAACTCGCGCGCGCACCGACGCCGGAGCGTGGCCGTTAGGTGCTCGAACCCAAGATCGACTTGGCGCCGCGTCCGGCACTCGAACTCCGCGACGTCTGGCAGGTCGTTGGTCTTCGCGGAGCGCACGGACTTGTGGACGTGAGCGCTGTATGGCGGATCCGTGATGATGGCGTCGATCGACAGCTCGGTCAGTTTGCCAAGAACCGGCAGGCAATCGCCCTCGACGACGCACCACGTGGCGCGGCCCTCGAGCACGTCGGGGATGGACGCGGCCTCGGTCATCGCCCCTCCCGCGTCCCACAGTGCTCGCAGTAGCACCCCGCCCTCACCGCCCCGCTCCGATCATCAACCCTTCCCACCTCGTGGTCGCACTCGAGCTTGAAGAACAGGACGCGCGCGTTGCCTCGGGCGAGGTAGCCGATGCACTCGACGACGCGGCGCCAGGGGCCGATGCGCGGAAGCTGCGGGCTCGGCGTCGGCGGGAAGATGGGGGCGAGGGACTTCACGTCGCTTCTCCCTTCCGCGCCGCCGCATTCCCCGCCCTCTTCTTCCCCCCGCGCCTACCGATCTCCGCCATGTACCCATCGCCCCGGCTCGCCACGAGCGCCGCTCCCCCGAGCTGCCCCGCGTCGCTCGCCGTGTCGGGCGTGAAGTGGTGCGCGCGGCCGGACGCCTGCGAGGCCTTGCCTCCGGCGCTGGCGATGGCGCGACGGCGCTCGGGTGGCATGGCCGCGAAGCCGCGGCGGGGGTTGGGTTGGGTGGTGGTCATGTCGCGTTGCTCCTTCTCTCTTGCTCTGCAAAGACCCAGTCCCAGTCGACCTTGTCGGTCGCCATGTCCCGCGGCTTCTGGGTGCGACCCTGGGGCCACGGCGCGCGGCCGCCGCAAATCCCCGAACGCGCCGCGAGTCCGAGCGGCCGTCGGCAGGCGGAGCAGACCCACTGCCCCCAGTCGTGCCAGCTCTGCCAGCTCAGATACACCTGATGGCCCGGATGCTTCGGGCAGCGCGGGTCGGTGACGATGGCGCTCATGGCTTGGCCTCGCGGACGCAATCCCACCCGAACCCCCACGCATCCCGCACCAGCACCCCGTGGCGGCTGTCGCACTCCGACGACGCCGACTCGTAGAGTCCCGCGGTGACCAGGCCGATGACGACGGCCAGGACCGAGACCGTCACGATGAAGAAGGCGCGGTCGCTTAGTCGAGGGTCGGTGCGGTAGTTCACGGGGCGCCTCCGAGCTGCGCGAGACAGTCGTTTACGCTCCGCATCGCGTCGGCAAAGCGGACCTCATCTCCCGCCAGGGCAGCCCACAGCGCGCGCGCGGCGGCCGCCCGAAGGCAGGGGCGCACCAGACGCGCGTGGTGGGCCCAGAGGGCAGGGGCGCGCCAATAGAGATCGGCGAAGTAGTCGGTGCGGGAGTTCACGTCCGGACCCTCCGTCCGAGCCGGTCGCGCTTCACGCACCCCTGGCAGTGGCGCAGGCGCTCGATGTTGGTGCGCGGCTGGGTAGTGATGTAAGTGCGGTTGCAACCGCCACAGCGGACGCGGTAGGTCGCGCGGGTGCGGTTGGGGAGGCGGAGGGATTCGATCACGACGCTCATGACGCGCCCCCAGTCACCACGTCCGGGCGCCGACAGACGAGCCCGCAGGCCGCCTCATAGAGCCACGGTTTGGTGGCCCCACGAGGCCCCAGGATCGCCTCCGCGAACGCCTCGCGAGTATCCGGCCCAACCTCCGCGTCAGGCCCTCCTAAACGGTTTTGGGCGGCGTCTGTACCGGAAACCGGTTTCCGATCAGGCGTAATTACCGAGTCGCCAGCCGCCGGCAACTGCCTTGTGGCTCCAGAGGTCGCGGGGTCAGAGCCCGTCGGCCACCCTGTTTTCTCCTCGGTGTTTGCGGTACGTACCGGATTCCCGGATGAGTTGTCGGTACCGAGGGCCAGACGCGCCGCGCGCTCGGATTGGTGGAGGTAGCGGTTGGTGGTGGTCGCCTGCCGGTGTCCGACGAGGTAGCCGATGCCGGTGATGGGGGCACCAGCGTCCGCCAGGTGGGTGGCTCGCGCATGGCGGAGGTCGTAGGGGGCGACGCCGTCGAGCCCCGCCGCCTTGGCGGCCTTGGCGATGGTCTTGCCGCTCCGGTGCTTGCCGAAGATGGCATCCTGCGGCCCGGTGGGCAGACCGCGCTCGCGGCTCTCGAACTGGACCCGCAGCAAGGCGTTCTTAGCGGGGACGCTGAGGGGGACAATGCGTCCAAACCGGATCTTGTCGACCTCGTCACGGACGCGTAGCGCGGACGGGTCTACCCAGTCGGCCCATACGAGCCCGTCGAGCGTCGCCGGGCGGAAGCCCGTCTCGTACCCGAAGAGGTATCGATCGCGAACCGGGAACGGCTTCTTCTTCACCGCCCGCCCACCGACCTCTCGCCACGCCGGGAGCTCCCCCAGGAACGTCACCACGTCGACCTCGGTGAGCTGGCGCGCGTGCTCTCGCTGGCGGCCGGTCCTGGTGCCGAGCGTCCCCTTGTTCCACCGCAGCCGCCTCGGCAGCATCTCCTCGGGAATCAGCTCCCGCTCCTCACACCAGCGCAGAAACTTGTCCTGCGACCACGTCTCCTTCTTCACCGTCTTGGCAGTGGCCACCTTGAGGCGCGCGGTCCGGTAGCGCTCGCGCGCCATCCGCGAGCACATGTCGGCCAGGGTGCTGTAGTGCGCGGGCCAGTGCTTGCCGCAGTAGGTGACCTCGTAGGTGCGGAGCGTCTCGACGTCGAGCTGGCCCTGTAGCGAGGCGAGCCACTCAGCGAAGAGCACCGGCAAGTCCGCGGTCTTCAGGTCTCGGGTGGACGAGGGCCTGGCGGCGGTGCCTCCGACGACGCGCCGGAAGATGCGATCTGCCTCTTCCTGAGCCGCCCCAGGATCTCTTTTGCCGGTGCTGACAAGGTGTTCGCGGCGCCCGTGCGTGAACCGCGCGTAGCCGATGCCGCGGCGCCATTCGAGTTTGAGCCCTTTTGATGGCCGACCCATTCGAGCAAGCTCCCTTCTTCGATCAGAACCCGTCTCCCGATCCGTTTCGTCAGCACGTACGGCCGCACCCGTTCGTCGAACGTGTCGACCGAAACACCGCAGAGCTCCGCCGCCTCGCCGCGCGAGATGAGGATGGCCTGGCGACTCACGGCATCCTCCCCACCCACCCCGCCAGGACCAGCATGAGGCCGAGGCAGAACAGAAACGCGCTGGCGTCGTCGGGGGTCACGACTACTTCGAGGCCTCCGCGAAGATGGCCGCAGCGCGGATTTCGGCTTCGCTACGCCAATTCCCTTCGTCTCGGGTCCACGCCCGCTCTCTCGCCACCGACGCCCGCCCCGCGTCGATCACGTACTCGCCCGGGCCTTCACGCAGGATGCTGTCGGAGACCTGGGCGATGAAGGCGGTGACGCGGGGGTTGGTCTCCCATAGCAGGCGCGCCAGCCTGGCCGGTGAGAACCAGTGAGCATACTTGCCATGATCGGGCGGCAAACCACCGGCCGGAACCGTGTTGTGGACATCGACAGTCACTGAGCACGCCTTCGGGAACTCATACGGCGGATCAGTGGTGCGCTGAACGGGGCCGAATTCGTACACGCGTCCTTGAGCCGTCTCACACGCTCGCCACGCTTGGGTGATGAAGGCCCAACCGGCCTTTTGGGCCACAACCGCATTGCCGCCCCACCACCAGTCTGCGCCGTTCGACCGGTTGCGGTATCGGAAGGACCAGATCTCGGCGGCGCAATCGCAAGGACTCGCGCCGCAGTCCCCGCAGGCGGCGGGCTTCTCGGCTACGATGATGCGTGCCCGCAGTTCTCTATCCGACTCGAGCAAATCCGTCTTCGTGATCGTTACGTAGGGCATTTCGCGATCTCCTGTTCGCTCGTGCGCAACCGCACCTCGCTCCACGGCTCCTCCGCCACCCTTCTCCCCCGCCACTTCGCCGCCACGCCCTCGGCAAACGCCTCCGTCGTCATATTGGGGAAAGACATCAGCCTCCCGTCCTCGGCGATCACCACGTAGTAGCGCCAGCTGGCCCGCTGCCACGCCCGGGCATCTGGCAGGTCGTCGAACGAGCGGACCTCGGTCCCATCCTCGCGAAGCAAGAGGAAGCGGCTGGCCCCGGGGCGATCGGCAAGCTGCGCGGCCCGGGTCTTGGCTTCCGCGAGGGCGCGGACGTGCTCGGAGCGTGGGGCCTTGAATGGGCGATAGCTGGTGTCCGGAAGCTCGGGGTCGGGCTCGAGGAGATCGGCGAGGGACGGGATGGGGGCGGTCATGGTTAGGTCTCCATCAGCGGTCGGTAGTCCACTCCGCGCAGGCCGAAGGTCGAGGCGACCGCGTTGTGGGCCGTGAGCCCCTGCGGTTCCCCGAACCGCCGCTCTGGATCCTCCGGATTCGGCAACGGCCTCAGTTCATGGTGAACGCGAAGCCAGAACTCGCGGGTCGAGCCGTCGCCCTCCTTCGTGGCATTCCACACGCGAACCGCGAGGAGCGGCCGCCCACCATCCGGCATCTCACGCCGATAGAGTTCCCCGTAGACATCCTTCGACACGAGCTTCGCGCCACTGTCTCGCATGAAGCGTTCGACGCCCATCTTCTCGACCATGATCCGCCGGACCTCGGCGTTTCGCTCGCCATCGATGTTGGCGACGGAGATCGTCTCTGGCCGCTCGACCACGTAGTCCGGCACAGTCACTCCGTGGACGCGGTGCAGTCCCCAGCCGTCTGGCCACTGGATGGCCTGGCGCGTGTCGGAGTGCAGGCGGCCCTGATCGTCGCGGTCAATCCATGACGGACGCTCCGAGACCATGACGAAGTCGCGATGGGGCCACCACCAGCAGGCTGATTCGACCGTGCCGATGTACGCCCGGGCGCGCGCATCGAGTTCGTCGCCAACCGTCAGGCCGCACACCTCCTGAAGGAACGAGACGTACGACGGCCACCATGGCCAGAGCTGCCCGGAGAACCGGCTGCTGTAGCCGCGTTGGATCGTTGAGATCACCGCCTTGAAGGCGGGATCGGCCGAGCCGACGGCCGAGCGGACGGCCGAGTCGACGGCCGAGTCGACGGCCGAGCCGACGGCCGAGCGGACGGCCGAGTCGACGGCCGAGTCGACGGCCGAGTCGACGGCCGAGTCGACGGCCGAGCCGACGGCCGAGCGGACGGCCGAGTCGACGGCCGAGCGGACGGCCGAGTCGACGGCCGAGCCGA